CCGACCTGTTCGACCCTCATTCCCGGCAGTTTTCTGAAGCCAGCTTCTTCCATGTGGGTATCGAAGAGCCGGTCGTCACCGTTCCACCATTCATCTTTCCTGGCAAAATTCGGGAATACGATTCCACGTTCTACTCTGAACCAATCGCGAACGAGGGCGAAACAGTCATGAACACCGTGCCTGAATTCGCGTCCCTTGAGAGGAGCAACCGGAAAATCGTCCCCCCAGAAAAAAGGATCGAGAGGAAGTCCTTTGATGACCTCGATGATTCCCCAGGTGAACCGTGTCGCAATCTGCTGCCTCATATCGTCTTCGGTCGGATGAGCCGGCCCGTTCGGATGGCTGTGAATAACGGCTTGAATGGTCCTGTGTCGAATTTGGTGCCCCAATATCACTTTAGGGTCGATTCTGAAGTGATGTTTCGGGTCATCGGCTGTGTTCTCGCACGGAATGTACTCGTCATCGATCACGATCCCACAGGATTCTTTCGGGTACTCGATGGCTGCATGATCCTTCGCGGCGGCTATGACGATTCGTGGAAACATCATACGGACACCCTCGTTTTCCCGACTCCAGGGAAAAGCAGGGATGGAAGCGGTTGTTTCCCAGGAAATCGAAGCTTGCAGTCATCAAGCCCCTTTCCGCACCGGTCGTTACCTGGACTCCATACCTGGTTCCCGTAGATGTCATAGTACCGATCTCCGTTATACGGGCACCCGTAGTCGAAGTAAACCCATTCGCTGTTTTGCCTGACACGGTATTTGAGCATGCAGATGTCTCGAAGAATCATGAGGGACGGGATCTTCACACCCTCGGCATCGAGGACGGAAACGAGTTCCCAGCTGATCGCGTTCTTGTCCTGGGAAATCTTTCGCTCGACTGTGTAGATGTCAGGTGGATAGTGGGCGTCTGAATCGTGGGTCGTTTCATTGTCCAGGTACTTCGTGAGTGTCTTCCACCTGGTGACGGTCGCACCCAAAAGATCATCCCAGGAGATGAGAGCTCCGACCATGGCACGGGTAACGTTTCCAATCGATATCTTGGGGCGCGGAAGGGCACCCTGACCGGACATTTCAAACCCTTCGATGATGATGTCGATGGGCGTGTAGGTGTTCCCCTTCCACCTCACGGCAACGTCCGTGTAGTTGCTCTTCGTGAAATACCAGATGTCTTCGGCCCCGAGACTCGTCGCATCGAAATCGAAAAGCTCGATGATGCTCCCGACATTCATGGATTGAACGTCTTTTTCAAAAGCCATCTGCTAAAGATCGAAAACCCTGATGAAGGTGGCTGAAATTGAATCGGATGATGGATCGACCTCGGATCTCGTCCATTCTTCGCAAACCCACTTCAAGGCCGTGGCTGATCCCCTTGGAGTGAAATAGAACGCCTCGACTCCGGCTTTTTCTTCGAGGAATTCTATGATGTCATCGGCATCTCCAATAGAAAGATTCGACCACGTAAGGGAGATGCTCGTATCGATTGGGTTCAACCCGTCTCCGGCACGCTGAACGTATCCATCCCCAAAATTGCTCTTGAGCACCCTGGCCTTCGAAGTCGTCTTCGGCTTCCAATCTGGAGCATAACTTGGAAAGGTATCCATTTAGAATCCCCTGTTCAGCATCCCGCCCGGACGCATGTGCTTTTGAAGATGCTTATCGATTTCCGATCTGACAACACGGGCGACCTCGGTCCCAACATCTCTTGCCGATTGCATGTCGTAAGATCCGCGCCCGGTATGGTTCACATGTACGGTAACACTTGGAAGAGCTGCCGAAGAAGGAGTGATTGCTTTGTTTCCGATCCCGCTCAATCCCCCAAGACCAGCTATGGCTGCACCAGCCGGTCCGCCACCGGTCACGCCAAAAAGACCAAAAACCGAACTCATGAGCCGGTTCACGACAAGGGTTTGAACCATCATCCGGATCATGTCCTTGATGATGGAGTTCGCCATATCGGTCATGTCGATTTTCCCTGTCATGGCAACTTCAGTGATGGTATCGCCAAGAGAGTCGAAGGCTTTCTTTAGCATACCAACGGCATCCTGCCCCTGGGTGAAAGCGGTCGGCATGTCGTTCTTTATCTGCCTTAAACCTTCCGTCCAGCCATCGTAGAAAGATCCTGCCTCCTTGAGCTGCTCCAGGCGGATTCTCTCATTATAGATGATCTCGACAAGCTTTCTTTCATCGTCCGATTTTGCGTTGAGCCATGCGGAGCGTTCCTGAACCTTGAGGAGTTCGACCCTGGCGAAAGTCTGGTCCTCGATGATTCCGGTAAGTTCTGAATAGTCCACCTTGAGCTGAGCGAGTCCCACTTCTTCCTGGTTCCTCGTCTGCCATTCAACCTGGTAGCTCCTGAGCTTTCCCTTGGCTTTTTCGAGCTCGATCATTTCACCGATGTCTCTTTCGGCACTTTCCTTGGCATATTTTGCTGCTTCGTAAGCGTCAACGGCCTCGCCACTTGCGATCTTGTCCTTGCTGTAGACCTTCTCATAGAATTCTGTCAGCTCTTTTCCGAGCCTCATGCTGTCTCTATCGAGCTGGGCGATCGTCTCATCGGTTTCCTTCTGGATCCTGATCTTTGCTGCGAGAACGGTGTCCCCCAACATTTCAGCGTTTAGGGCTTCGAGTTCCATCGTGAACCCGCTAACCCTGGCGCTGTAGTCATAAGCCGACTGCTCCATGTTCGCTAGGAACTGGTCAACATCTTCTTTGCCTACGGTTCTTTTGTCGTCTTTTTGAGCCTGTTTAACGGCATCATCGGCAATGAGCTTTTGATTCCTCTCAGAAAAAAGTGCCTTCAAGGCATTGTATTTTTCGAAATGCTCTTCGAGTACCTTGTTGGCGCGATCCATTTGACCGGCATTCTTATAAAGATTGGAAAGAGCTATGGCATCTGGAGTCATTTCATCGATTGACGACCACATGCGGTTGAAATCGATTTTTGCATTTTCAAGAGCCAGGTCCACGCCATGCAATCCAGATTTTTGAACATCCTCCATCATATTGTCGAACATGGTCTTGTATTTGAGTCCCATGTCATGGATGCGGTTTTTGAACATCATCTCGCCTGGAATGCTGGTTGAATGTCCGGCCGGATTATCGAAAGGACTTGCTGCCGATTTTCTTACCATTCCATCGATGTATTTTTCTGAATAGAGAACGGCGTTAAGCTGATCACCGATATTTTCGCCTTCTTTTTTGATCTCTTCGGGACTCATTGCCCATGCGAATTCACTGGACTTCTTCCATCCAGTGAGGAGCTCAGATGCGGCACCAAAACGGTCAGACCAGAATTGGGATTGGCGTTTCATGGTTTCTACTGTTTTTGGGTCATCGATTCCCTTGTAGCCATATTCCCTCCTCATCTTGTCAGTTCCGGCCATCTTTTCCAGACGATTCGACAGTTCAATTGCTCCGGTCATTGCACCTATAGTTAGACCGGCTGAAGTCCCGAAAAGCATCTTCCCAAGTAAGCCATAGGTTATTGCGTCGCCCATGAAAGTTGGGAGAGAATTGAAGATGTCAACTATTTTGCCAAGAACCTCAGTGAGTTGCTTCACCGAATCGGAGACTCTATTGATCGTCGGTTCCATTGTTCTCAGATGAGCTGTGGTTTCAACGATCCCATCGCCAAAACCCTTGATGGATACATCGTTGAGCCCGAAAGCCTTTATGAGGCTTGTGACATCTTCTCCGATGCTTTTCATCCACCGGCTTATCGTCCCGTCTTTTTCCAGCTGGTCGAACTCAGAGAGAAGGTTTGAAAAAATCTTTCGTATCTCATCGAAGAAACCAGATGATCCGACCTCCTTCCTGAGATACTCCATTTTTGCCTTACCGATAGCAACCATGGAATCCCAATATCTCTGAGTATCCTGAAGGCTGTCCGCATAATGGCGATCAAGATATTCGAAGATGGATGTAATGATCGTAGAAAAATCCATGTTCCGTTTTTTGAACTCGCGTTGGATATCGTCTGGAGACGATTTTCCTGTGATCATCCCGAGCTTTTCAGCAAGAGCATCCATCGTGAATGGGAGTTTTTCATTCAGTTCTTTAAGAGCATCGTCTATTCCAACCGCCCCAAGTTGGAAGAGCTGACTCATCTTTCCTATCGTTTCTCCGAAATCGTGAACATCCGTTCTGCCCACACGAAACATATATGAAACCATACCTTCGAGCTGTCTTTGAGTTGGTTCGATCCCAACAGCACGGAGCTTCACGAAGGATTTTTCAAGAGCAGTCAGACCAAAAGACTGATTTCCAAGTTGTTCCAACCACTTGATTGTTTCATCGCCTTGTTCACCGTTTGTAAAAAAAACGAGGGATTCCCTGAGCCTCTCGACATCACCAGCAATCTTCATAATGGCCGAAACTTCGTTTTTTGTCGCCATTGCCGCCTGCCAGGAAACAAAAGAGACAGCAACATCCCTAACCGCAGAATTCATTCCAAGTATTCCATGGGTAGCCGAATTAGTTCTTGTCCCAACTGTCTGTATCTGATTGCCAACATTGTTTACAGCGGTCCCAACTTGGTTCAGATTTCCAACAGCCTGGGCAGTATTAGCCGTCGCATTTATGGTAACTGTGTTTGCAAATGTTGGCATTGGCTCTCAGAATATCGCAGTAAGCGATTTTTGACGGAGTGCGAAACGAAACACGCCAAGATCCGTCCAGTAAGTCATATCGAAACCATCCGACGAAAAAGGAAAGCCGGCTTCCGCAAGCATCGCCGTTTGATACAGGCTGATAACATAGGGGTCCGGCTCATAGTCCTTATCCAGGCAATTCCTGCAAAGAATTTCCAGGTAAGGTCCCGAGCGGGCTTTGCACTTTGCCTTCTTCGACTCCGTGCATCCTTTCCCGCTCAGGAGCATATCTATCGCTTGAGAAAGATCATAGGAATCCTCCTCTTTTACTGAGAAGGGTCCGAATTTGATTCTTCCTCGAAGAGTTCAAGAAAATCATCTGCGTTTGCGATCTCCATCCTGGATTCTTCCATGACGTTCGTTCCTTCGAAGGCGTGACGGCCAACCGCGGAAACGATGTCAGGAACCTTGTCAACGAGAAGCTTTTTCCAATCTTCACGGTAATCGGAATCCTTGGGGTCGCTCGCAATGAACTTTCCGCCGAACCCGAACGTTCCTTTTTTGAAACCAATGATGATCCTCGCACCAAATTTCAGCCTTGCCTGAGCCGCCTTGGGGATGAGCTTGTTCCCCTTGCGCTCAAAAAGAGAAGCCTGGTAGGCCGCGATTTCATCATTTCCAGGACGCCGATAATAAATCTCGTGGACTTCATCGCCGTCCTGGACTTTGGCCGTGTACTCGCTCGTTGAAAGATCCCTCATGAAACCTCCCTATTTGGTTTGGATGTAGTATTCATCGTCGCTTCCAGTAAGACCGAAGTTGAGCGTATAGACGGCACGACCATCCTTCTCGCTAGTCTTGGGAGGCTCGATGAGCTGGGCGGCGCTGGCGCGTGCCCCGATGATATTCTGCGCGGAACCTACAGACCAGGCGATGATGGAAGTCGTTGCATCCTCGAAAATCGAGTAAGGATCAAACGCTGAAAGGGCATCCACATCACATTCGATGGTGAGCTTTGGTTCGCGCTTTGCGATCCTGATGCTGCTCAAGCCATCGGAATCCTGCATGTCCTGCTTCTCCATGACGGAGTTGCCAAGATCGAGGCTGACACGCGAAACACCAACAGGAGAATAGGATCCAATCGTCAACCCGAGCGAAGTACAAAGAGGTGGTTGATGTTCCGGCCAAGTGATGGTTCCAGGCTTCGAGGCCGTGATGGGTGTCGCATAGAATCCAGTAAAGTTGAAGTCGATCTGAGGATAGCTTCCTACCTCAAAATTCAGAACCGCGTTCCCCTTCGATCCGACAAGAGCGTAAAGGATCGTGTCCATGTAGAAATAGATCGTTGCAGATTGGCCGGAAGATGCGTTTGGTTCGGCAGATGGGGTGTACTTGCACGAATCGGGGCTCGTCGTCGTGGACTTAGTGAGTCCGCATGCCTTGAGAAGAACACCAAAATAGGGTTCCGTCTTCACATCGGCGTTGTTCGCACCCTTCCCCTCGCACTTGAAGGAGATGGTCTGCCTCTTGATCCCGATCCCCTTGCTGATCTGAGAATATGAATCCCTGATGTAGTCGCGATCCTTCATATCGGATGTAAGAGAGACATCAGGGATCGAACACAGGATCACATTGGTTGCACCGGGGCTCGGATCGATCCCATATGTTGCTTCGACTTCGGCGAGAAGCACCGATTTTCTAAGTTCCTGTTCTGTTGCCATTTTCTTACCCTATCCCCTGGACCGGGTTTTGAAAGTTATCCCGTAAACGGCCACATTACGGTTTCCTGAAATTGCCTCATCGTTTATTGGCTCAAAAGGTTCCATTTGTAAATCCAAATCAGAACCACTAAACAAACCGATGACATCTGCAAGCACTTCATGGGCTCCCTTATGTGAACCATCTCCATGAAGCAAAGTTTTCATCGAAACATAATTCTTTATGACAACAAGAACTGCGAAGAACATAGTTTTGTCATGCAGACTTGTATTACCAACTGGCGTGTAATTCCCACCCATATACGAAACATAGGCTGCCGGACAAAGAATAGGGAGTTCATCAACTTTTGATGTGAGAAATTCCCCAACAGGACCAACGGTTTTGAGATACGATATATTTGATTGCAATGCAGCAATCATTTCCTCTTCTATTTCGCTAGTGTCGATCATAGCCATTATTCACCCGCATACAGTCTTCCGTGTAAAAGCCATTCAGAAACAGTCATGAACAACTTGTAACCTTCAAACCCAACAGGAGGGATCATGAAATATGGTCTTGGTGGAATATTTTTGTTATCTGATCCATATTGGGCGACTACACCAGCTATACCAACATGAGCTGTCCATACAGATTCAAGTGGCTTCATTAACTGTGATGGACTTATAGCTTCATGATAAAGCTTTCCTGTTTTTCGTAGGAGAAGCCAACCAGCATCTTTTTTATCTTTTCTTTCCGGCCATTTTTCAGGTCTTCCACTAACCTTGAAGTTCTCTATAACAATTTGCCTGATAAAATGGTGCATAGCATCCCATGCGGGACGAAAATCTGATAGCCTAGCAATTATGTCATTTATTGAACCAAACGCTTTAGATATGTCTATTTCCAAATTTACCAACTCTGAATTCATATCTATAGAATGTGGTGACCATTCTCTCTTGTAGTAGTGGCTATTGCTCTCCTTATCAAAGAACGTTGTCCCTCTATAATGTGCCATCAGTAATACTCATCCCACGCCTCTGCTGGCATATCTTGAGTCGGAGCGGAATAGATGACCTTATTCAGGCTTTCGGCCGGAGCATCGCCGATGACAGCTCCCAAAGATCCCTCACCATAAGAGAAAGTATTCAGGAACTTCATGGCAGCCTCGTATCTCGTCTTCCTCTGTTCCGGTAAAGTCTCTTTCCTGGTAAAGATAACAAACAGGCTGATATCCTTACTGATTTCTCGAATCGTGTTGGTCGGATATTCGATGGGTACGGAAACGCGGCACCCGACATAGCCATCGATCACGGCATCGGCCTTGGCAATGGCACTGTCGATATTGGCCTCGATGATGTCACCCGTTGGGTCTTCGGGATCATCCGTGAGCTCGACAAGAACGGCCCGGTCGATTTCATTCAACAAATCTTCGAGAGTGCAGTAAGCCATCGGGTTCCTTTAGGAATTAGCTTTTGCCGCAACGAGAAGTTCAGCGAGTTTTTCGGTTGGAGCACCAGGGAAGAACTTGACTCCAAGCTTCTTGAGCTCCATCCGGATCTTTTCCCTCTCGGAAACATTGTCGATTTCATCTTCTTGGACAACCGACACTTTGACTTCATCGCTTTTGACTTCCGTAAGGAAGCCGCATTCAATGAGTGGAGTAACTTCGCTTTCGAGCGCTGTGAACACGTTACCCGGTGTGATGATCTTTCCGTTCCGCTGGACGGATCTTCCAGGGTTTACCAAAACCTTGATGATTTCCATTCGAGACTCCTGAGAACACCGTGTGACCCCATTCCTGAAGCCACACGGCGTTGTTCTTACGTGACTTTGATATACATCACGGCTTCTGGACGCTTCAGGACGGGAAGCGGGCGGCTCTCACCGTAGATCCAACGGCCCTCGGGATCCTCTTCCTTCCAGCTCTTGGAGAAAAAGAGGGGAGGAATTCCGGAATAGCCGACGCCACCAGCCGTTTCAACGAACGGGCTGAAGTACGGGCACTCAAAAACATCGTCCCCTTCACCGATGAGGATGATGTAATCGGATTCCAGAAATCGCTTGCGTACACTGGAACTGTCGAGGTAGGACCCGTTGTACTCCTCGAAGGAAATTCCTGCGAGGGTTGCGATACGGCCCTCTTCTGCGATCTGGCGCCCGCGGTCGAACTGAAGAAGGCCGACGACCTCGGGGTGAACGAGAAGAGCATCCATCGCCTCGTACCCGCACCAGCACTGCCAGGAACGGATTTCGTGGCCGGCATCCTCTTCGATCTTGCGCTTCCAGGTGCGAATCTGGGTAATCGGGTTACTGGTCGTTGTAGCGGTCCAAAGATCATCCCCGGTGAGGGCGACAACGTGGTCGTTTGCCATGTTGTAGTCAACCAGGATGGTCGTGAGATCCGCGTCGTAGATTTTCCCACGCAGCGCATTCGCCGCCCAGAATTCAAGAGTGCGATCGAAGATGTTTCTCATATCGATCTGCTCTCTGGCAATTCTGGACTTGAGCATTTCAAGGCCCATCTGTTCGCCGTAGCCCCTCATCTGATCCACTTCGTAATTGTGGATGATGCGCTTTTCGGCTAACCTGGGAGCTTCCATGGTGATGGTAGAGCGCCCGGTTTTCTTGCCGATAGTCGCAGGATCGACGGCCTTGATGGTCGAAAGAATGGTCTCGTTTCCACTGATGACATCGAAAGCAAGACGGGAGGAGGGTTGAAAGTTCAGCTTCCCTGCAAAATGACGCTGAAACATGCGACGGCCAGGCGACCGCATTTTGTTGATGCTGGTCGTGAGCGTCCTGATTTTGAAAAGATTGTCCATCTCCTTGCCCCTGCCCAAAAGCCGAGGTCAGAAAGTTTATGGGAAAAGGGATTACTCGATGATGATCCCTTTGTCTGCAAGCTGCTGCATCGCCGTTGCCTTCTCATCGTCTGTGATGTCGTCCGGCCAGACGATATCGTCGGCATTGTACTCGCCGGCAAAATAGGCGCGAACGGTCTGATCCGAGACACTTGCATCGACATCGGAGTCAATAGCAAGGATGGCACGGGGGATCTCGGAACCGGTCACGGGACTTGCGGCATCCTGGCTGTAGACGCACCACTTTTTCCCGGTGGTGAGCTGAGCCATGACCATACCGCGCTGCAAAGTCAAACTCGATGCATGGGCCACAACGATGTCTTTCGAGCTGTGAAGACTGCTTCGAATCAGTTGAGAGACTTCGGTGGTCGTGGTTTCGGTAAGTCCAAAAACTCCAGACATTTTTTACTCCTTGGAACCCGCACCGGCGGCCAACTGAGGATTGATATATGCCGCGATGGACTCGCCAAGCTTTTCGTCATCATCCATCTGGCGACTTTTTGCCGTGTCCTTCTCAGCGAAATGACTCCCGGCAGTATCGACGATTTTCGGAGAAGCAGTGATGACCTTATCGAGCAACCAATCGGAAGCCTTGCTCTTGTCCTCTCCTGCCTGCATTTGGACACCGTCGATAGCCATGAGGAAATCGATCATTCCGGCTTCAACGGTTGCAGGTGCGATCTTTCCAGAGGCAACCAGGTCCTTTACCTTCGATTCGAGCTGTTGCTTGCGAAGCTCAACGGAAAGCGCGGCCTCTTTTTTCTTCGACTCTTCGAGAGCAGCTTTTACGGCTTCACCCTCTACCTTCACCACATCCAATTCGGCGATCTTTGCATTCGCCTCTTCGAGCTGCTTCTGAAGGGCATCAAATTCTTCCTTGGACATTGATTTCTCCTCGATGAGCTTCACAGCGTCATGAAAAGTTCCGATCCTATCGACCAATCCGGCCGCGACAGCCTGACTGCCGACGAATTCTCTCCCATCTGCCATCTCAAGGGCTTTTTCCGCATCCACCCCGCGCCCCCTGGCGACATCGGCAACGAAGATGGAATAATAGGTATCCACCCGTTCCTGTATCGACGCCTTGCCTTCGTCGGTAAGCCGGTGCGTGTCAGTTGCGATCCGCTTGTACTTTCCGGCGTAAATCTCGGTCCTGACGATCCCGGCCTGTTCATCGCGCTTCGATAGATCGTAGTGGGTAGCGACGACACCGATTGAGCCAACGAGCGCCGTTTCTGAAACGATGAGGCTGTCAGCCGAAGATCCGATCCAATAAGCGGCAGAGCACATGAGCCCGTCACAAAAGGCGATGATTGGCTTTTTCCCCCTGGACTCGAATATCAGGTCAGCCACGGCCTTCGTTCCATGAACGGTTCCACCGGGGCTGTTTACATTGAGGAGAAGACCGATGACTTCGGGATCATCGAGGGCCGTCCTGATGTCCTGCTGCAAAATATCGGTTGAAGTCCCACCAGACCACCGGCTGAAAAGATTCGCCCGCTGAGTGATCGTATCGAAGACGGGGATCAATGCAATGGACTGATGCCCGTTATTTGCTGAGAAGATGGAAGCCTTTTCGTAGTCTTTCGCTTCTCCTGCGAATTCGATCTTTTGACCGGAAGAGAGCATGTGAACGATGAAAGCATTGATCTCTTCGAGCTTGGACTGATTTATGGCCCAAAGCCTATCCTGCACCAGGTCGAATCTCATTCTTTATCCTTCGTGCCCTGTTTCGGGTCCTGCCGTTTCTCCAAACGCTTGTCCTTCCTTACTTCTTCTTTTTCTTGCGTGGTTTGCACTTGGCCATCGTTTGACTCCTTCACTTCGAACTCATCGGCTCTGAGGTTGTAGGTTCTGATGTAATACTGAGGCTTGAATCGAACACCCTGCGAGCTCAGCTGGGAATCCCTTCTCGAATGGGCTTCCTTCGCATCGTCTTCTTCAACGAATTTGAGATACGGGGCATTTTCAGCTCCAGCAAAGTTGAGATCGGCGACCCACTTGAAGAGCTGTTTGAATGCGGCCGCAACGAGCTTCTTATCCATCGAACAGATGTCGACACGGATGGAAAGATGGCTCTGAGAGGCTGCATAGGCGCCCTTGTCTCCGATCTCGGTCGTTAGGGTCTGAGTGAGGATCGCCTTGCTTATCTCACCGTTTGCCGAATTGACGAGAGCATTGAAGATGTTGTCGCTTCCAGCTCCACCCTGTTTTTGAGCTATGGCGAGAGCATCGACCGACTCGTCGTCGTTGATCACGGCAACGGCTGATTGGATCATGGCTTCGAGCATTTCAAGCATTGCCTGTCGCTCTTCGGTCGTCGATCCTCGGGGGACCTTACCAAAAAGCCACGGAATGCCGAATTTTTCCATGAACATATTCCAGTATTTATAGCCCAGCTTCTTGAAGGTAACCGGCCAAAAACATCTGGAAAGGGCTCGAATACCATAAGGATTTTCATAGGTTGGAAAATTTCTCGGCACAAGGAACTTGAACTCGGGGAGCAATATCCCTTCCAGCCAGTTCTTTTTGCAGAGAAATCGGATCCTGTTTTCCTTGTCGAAGACGAACCAGTTGTTCGGCTTCTGCTGGATATCTCCAGGAAGCCACTTGCCGTCTATCGAATTCCAAAGAACCTCGTTTACGGAGAATCCATAAAAAGGAGCATCGAGAAGCTGCGCAACGATCCTGTCCATGTCCAGATCAACGACCATCTTGTCGAAGAGCTTGGACATTTTTTCGGTCCCGTTCGGGTACTCGATCCGGAATTCGGAAGTCAGCACACCGGCTTTACGACTCTGATAACAAGCGAAAACGTGAGCATCGGCGAGAAGCCTTTCGAAAACTAGAACATCGGCACCGAGCTTGGTGAGAATAGGGTCTGGATCAGGGAGATATCCCCAGATATCACCCTCAAATGATGCTGCCCTGGTTACGATTTCACTGGTTAATGGTGTCGTCTTAGGCATCTACCGGTGCGCCGTTGGCTCTCGCCTTCTCTGCAAAGTATCTATGAGCCGCCAATGATGCAGCAAGATGAATCGTCGAATACGGCCGGCAAGGGAACCCGTCGCAAAGAATTCGCTCAACTTCATCAATTTGTGTGATCGTTCCCAATGAATTGAATATACAGACAGCTTCAGGAATCATTTTCTCAAGATCTGGAACGAGCCCACGGTCAACGACATCATTGAGGCAGTTAATGATACTCGATCGATTGATATACAGTCTAATCAATCTTAGCACGTTTTCTCCTTCTTACCGGCTCTTTCGTCACAGATCGGAGGCTGATGTTGCCAATAATGGCGAAAACGGTTGCTATTGTGCTAAGCTCATCCTTGTCGAACGGGACTTCGACACCAAAGAGTTTAACCAGGAAAATCGCCATGGCAAGAAGTATATTGAACCAAATGGTCTTGCTTGCGTACCAAATCTTGTAATCCATGTCATTTATTCGGAAACAGCTCAAGTGCTTTCTGAAAATTGACGTCCAACTGCATCATATAGGCAAGACGCGCGGCGCGAGCCTTAACCTGCTCGGCCCATTTTGAATCCATCATCTCTATTGCAGCTTCTTTGTATTGCCGTGAATCAACCAGGGCGATCATTTTCTTGAACCCACTGAACCGACTCATTCCAAGATTGAACAGCATGTTAACGATAACATTCTTACGATTCTCTGAAAGAGTATAGAACCAACTGAACGACTTGGCATTGATTATGGCATGATTGACGTCACCCATAAGAAGGGTCATCGCCTGTTCCATCGTGATCTCTTGAGGAATAGGAGTTTGCCCGAGAAAGTGACCATAACCAATCGTCCACCATCCTTCTGTATCCTTGTAGGCTTTCAGGCGAAGACCCTCATCGTGCTTGAACATTTCATAATCTGGAAACGGCATCAGTAAAGCTCCAATTCTGTGCCCATTGCCCTGGGCATCCCAGTTATGATTTCGACTTTACCTGGGGTGTTCGCCCCGGCATGAAGAGCCAATGCAAGCGACCAAAACCTGTCGGAATGGCCGTCTCTTGTCTTATCGGCATCAAATCTCGAATTTCCTGATGCTGTCACTACTTTCTTCACATTGTGGATATCCTCGCGGACTTTCCGGTCGACCTGGATTCGGAGTCTTCGATCCTCGAAAATCCGCTTGGTAGTGACGGCAAGATCCTCTTTGACGTTGTTCCTGAAGTGAACCTGTTCGACACGGTGGACCCCGAGAACATATTGAAGATCCTCGGCGAGCTGCATCCCCATCCCGGTACAATCTACACAGATTCTCCTCGGGTTGTCTTCAGCGATCACGGCGAGAAGCTGGTTGAGCTGGTCCCTGAAGTGAACGGCCTTCAACTCGATCTTTCTCAGCGACCAGAAAACATCCCCTATTTTCTCAAAAGACCAGTAGACGGTAACATCCTTTTTGCGCCCAATGTCAATGCCAGCAAATACAGGCCCCCCTTGCCATTCATTAAAATCAGACAACGATGGGTGTTCGCACTCCGTGATGAGTTCATAACTAATCCAGGCCGTAGCCTCATCCACAAACTGGCATTCGTATTCTTGCAGCCAGGCTTCTTCATCATCCAGTGCTTCTCTGAGGTATTCCGGTCCAGCTGGATCGCCATCGTCGCCAAAGATGACAAGACCTCCAGCAAGAGCCTCATAGATGTCGACTTTGTGCTTCGAATATCGTGGATTACCGCTCCACAGCTCATAGTATTTGTTCTTGCGACCTTGCGGCGTCGAGATGACCCGGATCTTGTATCCGCGGGTGATGGTCGGAAAAAGAGATTGCCAAATCCTCCTAGAATCCTGGTGAAATGCGAACTCATCGAGAACCACATTAGCAGAATGTCCACGAGCAGTATCAGGATTCGCCGGTAAAGCCAGGATGCGGCTTCCGTTAGGAAATTCGATTTCAAGCTGTTTATATATTGTTTTTCCATGGACCAGCTCACTCGATGTCTCGTTCACTATGGAGCCGTAAACGATGCTGAGGGCCTCTGAATGCATCTTTGCCTTGCGGATCAGCTCTTTTGACTGACGCTCGCCGGCCGAAAGGAACACCCAATCCGTTTTTTGCTCATAACAATCGAGGACGGCTTCAAGGGCGGTTGAAAACGATTTACCCGTCTGCCTTGACCACAAGCCGATCTTGAACCTGGCGGAATCGAGCACCCATCTCTTTTGGTACTGATAAAGGGGGATGACGACTCCACGGGTCCTCTCCTCTAGCTTTTTGTCTTCATTCTGCACAGGCATCAAATCCCGTAAATCTCCCGGACCTTCCTCTGAGCCTCTTCTTCGATATCGATCGTTTCACCGTCGACACGCCTCATCGATCGGTTACTACCAATGGAATCGTTCAGGTCCTTGAGAGCCGTTATGAGCTTGGACAAATCTTTACCGGTGATATGAATGTCCCCCTGGATGACGAGTTGGCTGACCTGGGTTGCGACGAGGTTCAGCAGGGCCTTCAAAGCCTGGTCCGAACCCATTTCGTTGTACTTCTTGGACATCGAGAGGACGATATAGTCAAGCTCGAAGCGTCTCCGCTGGGTGCATACGAGGAAATAATACTTGCGCACCGATTCGTGGCTGAGAGAGTACCCAGCTTCTTTTATCATCCTTGAGGCATCGAAATTCGATATCTCGCCGGCATCGAGCTTTTCTATGATGGTGTCCTGAAGTTCCTGGGGAAGCTTCATGAATTCAGGTCTCATCTTGAGTCCATCATGTTCGATGGCGAGCTGGACAAGGTCCGAGTGATTCATCTTTCCCGCCGTATCGGGCGCCATGACGATCCTTGGCATCTTCAATTCCTCGACAGGCTTTTGCGGCTTAGCCTTCTTGTAGTACGGACGCTTCTTTCGAGCTGGATTTTGGCTACTTGCCGACTTTGACATATAGAACCGACTCCTCAGGTATATGGGTGTGCGAGTGATTGTCGAATCTTTGGGCAACATCCATGCAGCATTCGACGGCCTCGGGAAGCCGGCACTCGTTCCGCCTGCCATCGCAAGCCTTTGTGCTCATCTTGCCTTCGATTCGTCTGTCATAGATGGAAAATTGCTGGGTGACATGCTCTATAAACGCCTCATATGAGCGTGTTTGGCGTCTATGTGTTGATATCAGGGCTCCAAGAAGGATGGCAATGATAGACAGGAGTGCATCGGCAATGCTCATGTCACCAAATGCATTCATTGATTCATGCACGACAGGAGGGATCATCCTCTTCTCCGAAAGCTCTTAGAGCCTCCTGAATGGTATTGTGATTTGGAGGGGGACCCCAATGAAAGGATGGCTTACGCACGGCTGTCCTGAGAAGGTGCAACAATTCCATGGCTTCCCGATCAAGTCCTATATGTACTTTCACCAATAGTTCCATTGGAGCCCCCCGATGGTAGGGTTGTCGAAAAAGTGCTTACTGAGTAATCATCTACCAGATAAATAGGAACTGTCAAGTATTCCTTTTCACGTGACAGGAAAAGCCATTTATAGTATCCAGATTACCGGGTAATCGTGTCATCAAAAATTTTCAATGAAGGATCGAGAATGGAATCATGGACATCGGAATGCTGAAGAAAAGGTCATATCGGGGGCGGGAATGGTTGAACTTCTCAGAGTCGGTTGAGGACCATATCGAAAAGTACACGGTGAGGCAATACGGTGACTATCCGAGCGACCAGGTGACTGAATGGTCGGCCGAACAGTGCGTCGATCAGGTCAAAAAGTACGCGAACCGGTTCGGAAAGGGTGCGCGAGGACCGGCTGAAGAGCTCAGGGATCTTCTGAAAATCGCCCATTACGCCTGCCTCGCCTGGAACAAGAGACTGAACGGGCAGAGCGGATCATCGATCGAGAGATTCATCCTTAGTGATGGGAAAGTCGTTGAAACCTGGAGAGCCGGGAAGAGCTTTCTCGGAAGATGCCCGAAACACGAGAGCGGGGCTCCGTCGCTCATCATCTCAAACGATGAAAAAACCTTCACATGCCTGAGCTGCGGGGCGTTCGGGTTCGTTTTGTGCCGTGAAGATGAAAGAAATGGATCCGATGTCGCATGATCGGAGAGCATTCGAGGCTCCACGGCGAACATCAGGTCATGAAACTTCAAATCTTCAGTCCTTCTCAGCTCAAAAAACTTCGTTCGGAGGCAAAATGCCCAAGAACCAGGATGCCATGCTGCGCTTTCAGGATTTCGACTGAGATGTGCTGCGGGCTTTTGCCGTTCGAACAGGTTCCTAGATGCGCGAGAATGGATGAAAAGGCGCGAACTTCCGCGACCACAGGAGATCAATGCAGATCATTGTCGATTCCAGAGAACAACGACCGTACTTTTTCAAAAAATACGATGCCGAAATCATCAGTGGAACGCTCGAAACGGGCGACTACTCGATCTCGGGGTTCGAAGATAGGATCTCCATTGAAAGAAAAAGCATAGACGACATCATCAACTGTCTGTCCCACGACCGGAATCGGTTTGAAAGAGAACTGATGAGGGGATCGAAGATGGAATCCTTCATCGTCGTGATGGAAGCCTCCCTAGATGACATCGCAAGAGGCCGATACAGGTCGAGGATGCTCCCTCACGCGGCCCTCCAGAGCATCGTTGCCTTCCAGACGAGGTACAAGATCCCGTTCGTCTTCGCCGGATACCGATCTGCCGGGGAATACATCACCTACTCCTTCCTAGAAAAATTTATCATGTCAAAGGGGGCCGTGAATGGCAAAAAAAACGGCAAAAGATGCGGTTAGAGCCTACTGCCTATGGTGTTGCAACGATCAGCGTGGCGAGATGTCTCAGTGTCCGGCCGAAAAGTGCCCACTTTTCAGGCATCGAGGAGGAAAGAGAGAACATGGTGCCGAAACTTTCCTGAGAGCGATCAGGGAAAAATGCAAAGACTGTGAAGAAACGGTCCAGGCTGTCGCAACGTGCTCATCGACGGACTGCGTGCTGCATCCGTTCCGGTTCGGGAAAAATCCGTATCCGTCCGCTGCAAGACAGGAATCGGGGCGAAGACTCACCGAGAGGAGGAATGCTCTTCGCGAAATGAACGATAGAGAGCAAAAAAACGAAACGAAACCAGAAGGAGGTGTGAATGGTTAGGGCAACCAAGCAAATTCCGGTAATGCTGACTCTGCATTGCGACATGAATGGGTGCGATGGGGAGATGACGAAAACGATGCACTCGATTGGCTACCACAAGGAGCATCGTTGTTTGAAGTGCGGCGCCATAAAGTTAATCGAGAACGACTATCCTCGGTTGATCTATACCGACGAGGAGTATGAATACCTGATCCGCCAGCTCGATTTCGAGAATATGACCACAGAAGAAAAGATAGACAAGGTGAACCTGATGATCGGATCACTGAAGAGTCTCGGATGGGAACTGATTTCGACTTTCGACAACATCGAAGTTCCCGAATCCATCATGGCAGTTTTCAAGAAACTCCTGGTGAAGAAAGAGAAGTTGGAGGTCATATGAAAGAAATGCTCCGTGTAATCCAGCAGATAGAAGAGACTTTGGGATGCAAATTGACTGTCAGTTTGGCCGATGACGGCTCTCTCGCGCTAAACGCCCAGTGGAAGGTCAACGACACACTCGGTAGATTCATGCTAGTGCGACATTTCAAAAGTGAGCAAATTTTATACAGCAGGGCGCACGAAGACTATTTCGTTTGGCTGTTCATCGCCGAGGGAAAACAAGTTCAAGAGCAGCTGAGAAGAAACACAGTAAAGGGAGGTGAAAATTCATGGGACCATGTATCTTAGGCTTCTACAAGCATTACAGGATCGGCGAGATCTATCACGTGATCGCAGACGCAAAGCACTCGGAAACGGGTGAAGCTCTCATCGTCTATATGCATGTGAAATCGGGGGAAGTCTGGGTGCGACCGCGCGCGATGTTCTTCGAGATCGTCAAGAATGACAAAAAACTTTCCGTCCAAAGATTCCGAAAAATCGCCGGGAAACGTGTCGACCACACTCCAACTATCGACGATTTGAACTGATTCGGCCCCCCCCGAGCGCGCCCAAGTCTTAAAAGATCAAAAACGCTGAGAATAAAAGAGAATTTGGAAAAGAAAAACCCCCGATGGACTTCCACCGGGGGCTTCCCTTCCTCAGTCGCTTCTTGCCGAGCGGCCGGCTGCTTGGCCACTGTCCAGGTCGTCTACCGGCGGGACAGGCTGATTAGACGACCTGAAGTGAAAAAGAGTATACAAGATGACCCTGGGGCAGCACAAGCGGAAATTACCAGGTAATCGAAATTTGTAATTTGTAGGCGGAAGGGGTTACGGGTCCCTTCTTCTTATTTATTCCTGATAAAATGTCCCACTGGTTATCCCAATAGGAAATCCGTACCATCTGGCCGCTGCGTCATGCCCTGTGCAAAAAGCGCACAGGCCATGCCTTCGCTCGCACGTAGCAAACACAACATTGGTCGTATTCTTGAAGGCAGTACCATCTGGCCGCTGCGTCACACCGTGTGCAAAGAGCCGCACACGCTGCGCCTCCGCTGACCCAGTGACGAACACGATGTTTGTTTTGCTCTTGAAGTCCGTCCTTGGATTGCGCCTCGCCGCTGCGTCATGCCCTGTGCAGGAGCACAGGCCATGCCTTCGCTCGTCCGTAGCGAACACGACATCCTGTAAATCCTTGGGGTACAAATCTTTCGGAGATCGCTTGGATCTGGGCATTGGGTAGGCAGGTGGCGCTCGTGAGACTCAGCGATAATCCTTGAGGTTTTGTTATTGATACTAAAAAAAAGGAGATCGCTTGGATCGGGGCATTGGAGTTGGTGAGTCGACATCTCGCCGCTGCGTCATGGCTCGTGCAATGCAAGCCTGGCGCCACAAAAAGCCGTGTCACCATCCTTGCATCAGCACAAGCCATGCCTCCGCTCGCCCAGGTGATGGGCACGACATATCGCGACAATAAGACGTACAAAAAAACTGTAGGAAGAGAGGAACGGTCCGGATCTTGATCTAATTAGACTAAATCCCGGATTGATATTCATTTGCGGTGGGCGGGAAACCCAGGGGCAACCCAAACGGAAGAGATCGCTTGGATCGGGCATTGGAGTTGGTTTGGTAGACTTACCTAGACGACCAGAGACACTTTGCCCCTGACTTTCCCGCCCACCGTAAATGAATACAACCTCCACCAGGGGGTCTCTCTCTCTCTCTTGTCATCCCATTGTGTTCGCTAAAATTTCGTCAAGAGCGCCTGGATTCTAAGGTCTACGAGTGAAAAAAGTTGGGCCCAGAACTACCACTGAGGAGATCGCTTGGATCGTTGCATTGGAATTGGGTAGTCATTATCTCGCCCCAACTTTTTTCACTCGTAGACCTAAGAACCAGGCTGACCCAAAAAAGCCTGGGTCATAAAGCTCTTGACAAAATTTTAGCTCAATACACGCGCCACGCTACCAGGCACACTCATCAAACCAGTACCCGCGAAACAGCACGAAATATAAACGAGTCTTCTGATCGTAAAGACCAATATAGGCCCCAAACAAAAGAGCGAGAGAGGGAAATGAGCAAGGTTCTCTCCGATGTGAGGTGAATCTGTAGGAGGATGGAGAAATGATAGAAGTTGTGAATGTTAAAGGTGGAAGACGAGCCGGTGATCATTACATCGGCCGTCCATCCAGGTTAGGGAATCCGTTCCCGATGAAGCACGAAGGGCAGCGGGAAGAGGTGGTGGCGAAATATAGGGTCTGGTTGTGGGATCAGATCCAGCAGAAAGGGGTCGTCTATGATGAGTTGAGGGTGATCGCTGCAAAGGCAAAATGGGGGTTCAGGGTGAGGTTGGCTTGCCATTGCGCTCCCAAGAAATGCCACGGAGACGTCGTGAAAGCGGCGTGCGAGTGGATGATTCGGGAGGGCATAGTGTGAAAACGGAGGCTCGGTGGAAACATCGGGCCTTCGTTTTTTGGAGATGTGTCTCAGGTTATCTTGAGACACTTTGTTAGGTGAGACTAACTTTATCACACCTCTTTTAGGGCAACCGAACACAGCACACCGACATTTCGCCAAAACGGCGATATTTAACCAATTTAACGAAATATCAACCATGAGGAGGGCGCAATGTATTTACAGGCGAGTACGTTCTGCAAGTTATTCGATACGGCAGAAACCTGGGCAAATTATGCCCGGGCGATGAATCGACGCCGACATGGATCGGCGTTGGATCACAACTCATTTGGCAGGTATCTCCGAAGGAGTTGCGTTTACATCAGCGTCAGAGGTTCGGCGCTGATTGGGCAGATGCGAGAGCATGAGGGTCGAGAGATCTTCGTGATCAGTCACCAGGCGCCGGTGTCACATCGGGACGGCGCAGAACTGCTAAGAAAACTGGCGTGCGACAAAAACACGCCGGCCGTTCTGATGGTGACTGCCGACCTCGTGTCGATGCTCGTACGTCTCGGCTTTCGAGACACAGGACATCGGTTGACAGCGGATTTCCGCGGCTGGCCGGTCGAGAAATTCGTACTGGCCAATTTTTGAACAATCACGCCCCTAACAGATTTATCACAGTCTGCCTGGGGCAACATCAGGAAAGGAGAAAGCCATGAGTAAGATCAGGTACCAGCACACGGACCCGGTGGTTTACTACACAGCCGCCAAGGCCCTGACAGAGTCACCGGATACCCTGACAAAGGGCGTCAACTTCATAAACTTAGCGGAGCGAATGGTCTACGAGAGCACGCCGTATGGTAGCTCTCGACCGGCCGCGCCGCATCTCAACTGGGAGGATCCGACCCCTCGCCACCACCGCATCGAGCTGATTCAGCGGCGACTGAAATCTTCATGGCCGCAAGCGGAAAGGGCCTTGCGGTGCTTCTCAGCCCTCGAATTCGACGCCACCACCGCCAACGAGTACATCGCGGCTTGGCGGTTTGATGGATCAGAGAAACTCGAAGGAAACATCGTCTCTCTCGAAGAGATCGCAGCCGCAATGGCCGATCTCGCATGGGAGCCCATGCCAGAAACACTCCCCGCCGAAGCAATATGGCCGACCATCGGGGAGTACACGCTCCGGGGGGTCGTTTACACCGAAGAGTGGGTAGCAGAAGATGAGCCCACCGGAGAAGCCGTCTCCATCAGCTTCATGGGTACCGAGCGCCTCCAGATCGGCAATGAATACGATGCTCCCGATCTGGATTGGGCCGTGGATCTCAACCCCGAGGAAGTCGCAGGGGATGAGGATGAGGATGGTAGCTGTTCAGTCTTACTGGACACATACAGCTACCACCCCGTCGCCGACCCAGCCGAGGACGCGGAAGACGATTGGCTTACGCATCAGCCGGTCAGTTACCGCACATTACTACAAACCGTACGCGACTGCAAGACATTCTCCGACCTGAAGGGGATAATGCAGGCAGTTCGCGCGACGACCTGGGAAAGCTACCGTGCGACGGCACGGGAAGCTGGCATCTCGGAGCGTGGGATATCCGCCCTGACATCGCTGATAACCGGGCGAGTCAAGCCGCGAAACACGACGGGAATACCAGAAAGCTGGATGAGGTGGAAATTCCGACTCAACGACCAGCAGTTGACCACGGTCATCAACTACTGGATGACAACGATCCCGCCGATGACAAAGCCCCAAGCATCCCTCTTCTGGAGCTACTACAGAATAGGGAAGAAGCAGCTCGGCGGGGAGATGATACGCCACGACCAAATCAGTCCACGGTCAGTGGCAGCGAGGACCATAGACAAGATCATCGCCATCGACGACGCGAGGGAACTCAGCAAAGTCGGAAGGAAGTTGATGGCCTGGTCGAGAGATGAAATCAAGGCAGCCCCGATGCCCAAGAGCCATTGGGCACTAATATGGGCCACCTACAAAAGGCACCGTGCCTACCTGAAGGGTGACCCCGTCAACGAAGCCGCAAAGATAGAATTCTTGAAAAATTTGCGGTACGCGTAAACATACCGGGGGGATCTTCCGATCCCCCTACCCTGGATTTTTTATCGTATGTATAGTGTGAAGGTCGTGGGATAGGCTCGCGACCGACTCATATCAACGCCCGAAAGGGCACGGAAAGGAGTCTAATATGGCGTACAGGCGCCGCGTCGAGAAAGCCCGCGCCCGCTCCCGTAAGGTCGAGCGGGAATTAACATTGAAACTGTCGAAGGCCAGAGAAGTACTGGTCTTTGACGATTCTCGATTCGAACCTGGCCGCTGCAACAATGGCGGTCAGTACAGGTTCGTAGAGAGATTCACCCAGCGTCAACCGGGATGCTGGGAACTATCCTTCCAGACGACGGCAGAGTTCGATTTCTGCCCCTTCTGCGGGGAGTTTGGCGACCACCTCGTCCATGACGAGGGCGAAGACGAATGGTACCACCAGTGTGGTCCATTCGATACGTTCTCTACCCAGGAGCTCGCTAGGAAGCTCCGGTGGGTTGAGAGCAACACCGAAGCCGCCTGGAACGGAGACGGTCCCGCCTATTGGTATTCGGTAGACGGAACCATGGGTGGAATGAAATACGACACCCAAACGTTCCTGCTCTACGAGGGCTTCGCAGAACTGAACGAGGCCATATTCGATGATAGGTCCCTCCCACCAATTCTGGAATGGAACCAGGAAATCCAGCGGTGGGAAGGATGAAATGCCCGATCTGCGGGCGCAACGCCGATGCACAGTACGCCGCCTATACAGGTGAGCACCAACTGTGTCAGCGCTGCGCCCGCATAGACCTGCTTGGTTGGCTCTTCGACCTGGAGAAGGAAGAGATAACCAAGCTTCGCAGGCGAGCCGAAGATTGTCTGCGAAAAAATCAATCAGTCTTACATGAGGTCCTCGTGCTCCTCATTACCAGGGAGCTCATTGGGTACGAAGACCTCATGTAGACCAGAAGGGGGCACCGCAAGGTGCCTCCTTTTTTTTAACACCGGCAACACACGCGAAACCCGCCAGACTTCCATTACAAAAGCCAAACCCACGAACAAGGAAGGAGCACACCCATGAAACGCATCATGGCGTTTTACCTGATCCTCGCCGTTTTCGCAGTGGCCTGGTTCATCCACATGGACAGAGCCGGGAAGGCCCTCGCAGCGAAGTGGGACCGTAAGATTTACCGCACGGTCCAGAAATACGACCAGAAGTGGATTTCCTGCGACACGGACACCGACTGCCTGTCCAAGCATGGGCATGAGATGTTCGTCCGCAAATAGCGTCTCTATCGTTTGTTCCGGACCAAAAACCATGGTACTAACCAACAACCACAGGAAGGAATTAGCAATGAAGAAAATCAGCATGTCCATTCTCGTCGTCGCAATCATCATGATCACCTCGACTGCAAATGCCGGGGATGTCCTCGGGACCTACAAAGTACAGCAGGTGTCCGAAGGCATCAGCAAGGCCGGGAACAAGTTCGTCAGAATCATCGTGGACGAACAGAGAGAGATAAACGGAGTCAAGTATTCAGCAGCGACCCAGATCATGGCATTCGGGACGCTCATTGACAGTGCCAAGGCCGTAAAGCCCGGCAGCACGATGAAGGCTGTCGTGACAGAGGGCGAGTACCAAGGCCGACGATCCATGGTACTACAGTGCATACTGGAGAAATAACATGGTGAAGGTGACGCTGCACAATTTTTATCTTGGCGATCACCGCGACATCTGGTTTGTGTTCTTCGAGGACTTCTGCAACTGGTACAAGTCCATGGAACCGGACGCCCATGTCGCATTCAAGATAACGTGACGGCCAAGCTCCCCTGTCTCTCCGATCACAAGGAGGGCAGGGGATGCAAAAGCAAAAACCAACACACGCGCAAGCGGCACAATAAACTTATGGAAGAAGCCACCGCGAACGAGGACAAAAGCAAAAGCCAACACACGCGCAAGCGAACGTAGTATTACACGAACTACCGCCGCGATCAATGCACCAGCCCCGCGAAGGAAGCCCATGCACTACGACTACCAATCGCCGCGCTCAATGTCATATGCGGGGGCTCTGCCCCCTGCACCCCCGGCAAGGGGCTCCGCCCCCTGCACCCCCGTAGCGGGCCTGGTGCTCATCAGCCGGTAATCGGAAATTGAGCACATCACGCAAACGAATCCAGTAATCGGAAATTGAGCACATCACGCAAACGAAAGGCGCCATCATGTCCACCCTTCTCGGCACGCTATTCATATACCTGCTGATCTGCCTATTCCGTCCCATCAGGCGGATCGTTAACGACGCATGTGATATCATCGTTTTTGGAGGAAAGAAGAAGGACATGAAGCACAGGGACGACAATGAATGGGAAGACCGAAAAAGATGAAACGCTAAATAAATCTCTTGTCTACCCATCCGCTCCCGTAGCACTCATAACAATTACCGCCATTACCACCCGATCCACCGCAAGCCGGGCAACTCCTCTTATCCCAGCCAGGTCCATGATCCTTCTTTTCTTCTGGCTTCTCAAGGTCTCCATACCTTCTGCCACTAGACAAAGAAACACTTGGCTTCCAAGGAAGGACCTCCGACTTTTTCTCTCGGCACTTTTCACACCTAAACCGATGCACAATCATCTCGAATCGTTCAACTACCTGCGACTCAGTAAGAGAATCGAATCGATAAGAGCAAACCCTATAAATCTTCGCAAGCCATTCAGAGGTTATTCTGCGTTCTCGTCCGCACTGTTTACACTTCACCACGAATTTTGTGAGCATAACAGCCCCCCCACCAGGTGATAAAACAGCTTTTTTTACGCTCGAACTCTCTAAGCTACCGAAACCACAGTAAAATCCAGACAGAGTTGAAAAAACTCATGGTCCCCCACACCCCCCGTGGTGTAGACCCTACTTCTCTCATATAGAAAGGATTGCTACACCTGCCATAGTTCCGACCTAAGTCAGTCGTTTGCTCTAGTAGAAGCTTAACTCACATCCCAAGGTAAACGCTTGCTAGAGTAAAACCTTAAGTTTTGCTCCTACGGTTATAGTATTTACTGTTACTGTAACCGATCCCCTTTAGACTGTACACAAAAGCGCGGCAGTTTGCTTGCGAGTCCAACGACTTGCCTGTTCTGGCTTTACATGAAGTTTACTTTTGAAACACCTTTCGCAAAGGACGAAAAGATTGCCAGGAGAATTGTCTCCTCCTTCTTTAACGGGCTTTTTATGAACAACGCAAAGCTGCAACTCTTCGTATTTATTGCCATTCTCAGCACGACCTTCATCAGCGGCTAAAAACGCTTCATCGACATGCTTCATTTGGGCATCTATCCTATCGAAATAGTTACCAATTTCATCGCATTCCTTTTTTAGACTCCTTTGATTCATTTTCACTTGTAACTTGGAAGGCACTAACCTCCTGATAAAATGGGGGATTCCATCCGGAGTATCGTACTGCGAAAATTTATGCACAAAATTTTCCACATTGTCATATGACTTTGCATCTTTATTCACAGATACGCCTCCGCAGGCACGGCAAGAATACCCGTCGCGGTGCATCACGTAAGCCTTTAGCCAGAAATGGGACTTGATTTCATTGGGCCTCAATTTCAAGGTAGGCGCGGGAATCGGCCACTTCCTTCCATGATGATCCCTGAAGAATCGCTGTACAGTTTCTTTACACTCTGCGTCTAAACTCCTGGTTGATAAATCTTTTAATCGTGGCATTTTAATTCTCCTGAATGACGTAAGTGAACGAAACATCCGCTCGTTTCCTGTATGTTGCCATGGGGATTGAAAGCCGTCTCGATCCCCGCGTTAACTCCCATGTTAACCGCTCGCTTGAGTAGGCTGCACAATACTATAGCCACCTATGTCTTGCAAGCGAAATCCACGCTATTATCACCTAGCACACCATTCCGCGCGTAAATACCAAAAACCATTTTTTACTGTCTGTCCTTTGTGAAAGGAGGTGGTCGAATATCAGGCTGAGAAGGATGAGGGAGTTTGCGGTGAGGACCATGCGAGGCGTGCAAACAATCGCGGCGATCCTCACTGTGCTTGGGATTGTGACCTTCACCCTCTTCATTTTCGAGGAGGCTACACAGATGGTTGTCTATGGAACGTGGGCGGCTGACAAGGCCAAAGACTTCAAGCTCCAGTTGAAGGGGGTCCGGGTGGTCGAAACCCTCAACTCGCAGGTCAAATGGATCAACAACGGCATCGGCTGGATTCATCCATTCGCTTTTTTCAGTTACCGGGGATGGGCAGATGCAACCGACTACTGGATCGAAGCTCAACACGCCCGTTTGTTTGCCCAGGCCCCGGAAATCTACGCAGGACAGAAAGTCAAGGTCAACGTAACCCCTGAAAGGATAGACCATCTCGAAGATGGGATCGTCATCCTCACGGCCGGCCAGCTCACGGTAATCACAAAAGAACGGGATTTATCACCGCCTGTCTTGGTTGAAGGTACGGCAAAGATGGAAAACGGAAGGATCATCCTCAAGGAAGGGGGGTGAACAAGATGCAAGAGCTTCACCGATGGGATATCACATGCGAAGAATATTGCATTTCCGGTGATTCCCTGGTAATCATGGACGAACTGCTAAATGAACTCACAAAGGAGAATGAAAATGTTGAATTGCGTTTCCCTCGTCGGAAATCTCGGCGCAGATCCAGAGCTTCGGAATTCGCAGAATGGGACGGCATGGACGTCTCTCAGGATGGCGGTGAACGAGTTTTACAATGGGGAGCAGAAGACCCATTGGTTCTCTCTCACGGCTTTCGGGAAGAATGCTGAAATAATCTGCCAGTATTGCCAGAAAGGCAGCAAGATCGGAATCGTCGGAAAGCTCACGACCCGAGAATGGGAAGACAGCAATAGCGGTCAGAAAAGAACCAACGTCGAGATCAAGGTCGACCAGGTGGAGCTGCTCAATACTCAGGGGCAAGGACAGAATCAGCAGAATGGAAATTACCAGGGCAATGGCCAGCAAAATCGGAACCAGGGCCAGCAAAACAGAGGAAACCAGAATCAGAATCGCGGAAACCAGAGACAGCAGAACAACGCACCACCCCCTCCTGACGATTTCCCACCAGCAAACGGAGACATCCCATTTTAAGAACAGATAGCCGTCACTCGAAGCAGGGGTGACGGCAAAAGAAAGGAAATGCAATGATCCGCCATCTTCTCCAAGCCGGATATCCGGCACTTTGCCTTGTGACGCAAGAGCCGCACAGGGCCGAAAAAGCTTTGATCTGCGAAGGGGCAACATTCTATTCATGGGACATTCTCAGCGGAATTTCCACGACCAAGGACAGCCGGCAGGTTGAGGACATCACCGACCCGGCTGATGCCATGATTTGGCTCGGAAAACAGCGAGATTCAGTCCTCATCATGCACAATGTCCACCTGCATTTCGACAGCCCCCATGTGATCCAGGCCATCCTGAACGGGACACATCTATGGAAGGGATTTGGAAACTGCCTGGTTCTCGTAAGCCCGATCTGCCAGCTCCCCGTTGAAGTCGAGAAATACTTCCACCTCATCGATCTTCCACTCCCGAGCGTGAACGAGCTAATCGGAATCATGGAAGACATCGCTGAAGCGGCACAAATCGAGCCAAACATTCATGCTGCAATGGCGGCAAAGGGGCTCACGGAATTTGAGGCTGAAACGGCATTCGCGCTTTCTGCCGTGAAGAAACGATCACTCGATCCAAGAATCATCGCAGAAGCAAAGGCGCAGATGATTCGGAGATCGGGGCTCATGGAATTCTGGCCTCCAGTTCCAATCACCGATGTGGGTGGTCTGGATGAGCTCAAGATGTGGCTCGGGACAAGGGCAATGGCGTACATGCCTGGAAACGAGCATCTTCCGAAACCCAAGGGAGTCCTTCTTGTCGGGATACCTGGGACCGGGAAGAGCCTGAGTGCGAAGGCCGCGGCATCGATTTTCGGGTGGCCACTCATCAGGCTCGACATTTCGACGCTCAAGTCCAAGTACGTCGGAGAATCTGAAAACAAGATGAAGCTCGCCATGCAGACGATCAACGCCTTCGGTCGAGCGGTCATCTGGTGTGACGAGATCGAAAAAGCCCTCTCGGGTGCCTCAAATTCTGGAGAAACAGGGGACACAACAGGGGCTATGCTTGGAATCCTTCTCACAGCCATGCAGGAACAGATGGAAGAATCACTCCTCATCGCGACGGCCAACAACGCGGCGAGCCTTCCAGCAGAGTTTCTTCGCAGATTCGATGAAATCTTCTTCGTTGATACACCTGGAGAGAACGAGCGGATCGACATCATCAGGATCATGAACCAGAAGTACGCGACTCAGATCCCTGAAGAAGCCGCCACAAAGCTCGAAGGATACACGGGAGCTGAAATTGAAAAGATTGCCAGGAACAGCCATTTTGACGGGCTGGAGAAGGCAATCAGCCGTGTGGTGCCGATCACGAAAACATCCAAGGAAGTGATCGAAGCACTGAGGGAATGGGCCAAATCCAGAGCGCAGCGGGCCAACGCAGAAGAGGTCCAGGCGCCGCAGGGAAGAAGGCTCAAAATGGTAATCGGAGACACGCAACCAGCCTTTGCTGAATAGCACGGGCACACAGGAGGCAAAATTTGATCATAGGACCAAGAGCGATCGAACAGCTCGTTGAGGAACACGGGATGATCAGCAACACCAGGCACAATCTTCGCTGGGAAACTCTCAGCGTCGATTTGAGGCTCGGGGAGTTGCATGAGCACTTAGGTGGAGCTGTCCTGAGAAAGCAGGATCGATACATTGGGCAGACCCGCCTCATACCAGACGCCGATAAATGGTCCATCAAGCCCAGGAAATACTACCTGGGGCGTTCGATGGAAACGGTCAAGATCCCGGTCGGGTATGTGGGACTCATCATTCCAAGAACGACTGCCGTTCGCTCTGCCCTTATGATCGAAGCCGGGATGATACCACCTGGCTTCGATGGTGAAGTGACCTTTGGGATATTCAACCCGAGTCAGGTTTTAACCCATGTCCAGAAAGGGTATTCGCTAACTACCATGATCTTTCTCACGGCTCAGGATGCAAAATCCTACGCTGGCGTATGGTCTGGGGGTGCTCACCAATCCGAAGAAAAGGAATGGGCGCCGTCGACACAAGACCCGAGGTAAAGACAGTAACCGGATTTTTCATCGTCTGTCGTATGTGAAAGAACATTGAAAATGAAAAGGAGAGCATATGACGCAAAAGCAAGAACACATCGAATTTCTTACAGAACTCTTCGTTGAGGTGATCAATGATTTGTTTTCAACAGGAATTGAAATCCTCCATTCATCGTATATGGAGAGGAAACGGATACGGATCCATATCACAGAAGATTCGCTCAGGATGATCCCAGGGGAGCTGATGCAGGAAGACCGCAAATGCCCCATCTATCCCTTCGAGGTATCCAAGTTCTTCGCAGGAGTGAAGTATTTCGCACTCACAGAGCATTCCTACATCCAGAGTGTGGAGATCGCGATATGACATACCATGTTCCGGCAAACACGACTGCCTACACGTTCCGAGATGGTGAAGCCTGGTTTCCACAAACCCACTGGATGCAGATACGCACAAAATACGGGAATGATTTCAACGACATGGATATTCTGTCGCACCCGAATCGAATCTGCGAAACACAGAACCCAGGAGATTACGCCGGGAAGGTGAGCATGGTCTACTCGGCTCTCGGGTATTTCATCTTCAAGCGGGATGGCTTCATTCTGGTCGTAAATTCTGATGACGTTCGCCAAATCACACCGCAGGGGATCAAGCCTATCGAACTAATGATGGACCCCCCGGTGTTCGATCCTCAAATCCCGCCACCACCACCATTTCAGGAGATCATCATATGAGCCACGTTGCGCCAATAGAGCTCGAAATCAGGGATCTTGAAGCGTTGAAGGATGCCTGCAAGGAACTTGGTTTCGAGTTCGTTCAAGGCCAGGAGCAGTACAAATGGTTCGGAGTCTGGGTTGAAGATTACCCACTCCCCGAGGGATTCACGACCGACGATCTCGGAAAATGCACCCATGCTATCAGGGTTCCAGGTGCTAACTATGAAGTCGGCGTCATCGAGCGGGCCGGAAAGTTCACGCTGATGTGGGACTTTTGGGATTCAGGAGGACTTCTTGGGCCGATGGGTGGAAGATCCGGAGTCAACATGATCAGGGCTTACACGAGAGCCAAGGTCAAGCGACAGATCAGGCACAAGCGCGGTGCTAATCTCACAGAAAAGAGGCTCGAAGATCGCGTCCGCCTCACTGTAACGCTATAGGAGGAGAGGATGACAGATAAGAATGTCTATCCTCTCAGGACAGCACTCGTTCCTCAATCCTTCTGGGAAGCCTGGGACCAAATGGACGATCACCAGCGAGCGGCCGTCTTTTTCGGTGAAGTGAAGGCGCTCGAAATCAAGGTCGAAGGGCTTGAGCGCAGGATCGAAGAGATGGAGGAGGTTGTCTTCGATGAATGAGGAGGATCATGGTCAGAGAGCCAAGCGGATCATCGCGATGGCACTCAAACCTGACCCTGTGGGCGAAAAGGTTTGGGCATCCATCAAGTGCGCGGCAACCCCCTGCATCTACTGTGAAGACGATCATTGCAGGGCGTACAAGCCTGAGCTGACACTGTTCGGTGCCTATCATAAATGCGCGACCTTTTCGCGAAACATCGTATCGGCTGTGAAAAGAAAGGGGAAAGATGGAAAAGCAAATCGTGATTGACATCCTCGACACCGGGGAGATCAGGATCGAAACCATTGGATTCAAAGGCGCAGAGTGCCTGAAGGAATCCGAGTTCATCGAGGAAGCTCTTGGGAAAGTCTACGGCCGCAAGCTCACGAAGGCTTTCTACATGAAGGAAGGAACGAAAGTCACAACTCACAAGCAGCTCTGCGGATAGGAAAAGAAATGGCAAAGTTTCTCGATTCTTTCAAAGCGAACTTCGCCGAGATGACAAGGGCCGTCATGTCTGGAGATGTCGCACTCGTTGAATGCACCGATACGGAAACCGGGAAGCCGTGCGCGATCATCTGCACCGTGAACGTCTTCGAGGACAGGTCGGTTGAGATCGTTCCAATGGCCAGGATGTTCGACGGGAATCCTTACGAACAAATCAATCCACCGGATTAGGAGGATGCCATGTGCTACGGGATGTGCCCTCTTGAGCATTGGTACACAGGTGAGTGCCGTGGACCGATAGATTGGAACAAATCTGAGGCAAGATGCCGCGATATTTCCGAGGAGAAATCGGATGCCGAGCAAGACGATGATCAAAACCATGGCGACCCTGACGCTCACCGCATTTGCAGGAGAAATTATCGGAAAGATTATTCGCATTGAGCACAAGCGTGCGAAAAAGGTTCACCGGATGTGCGACGAGCTCTTCAAATCGGCGATTGCAATCAGGGAACGATGGCCCCTCATGGATGATCGAGGAGTATGGGAAATCGAACAGAGGCTCAAATACTTCGAGCGAAACATCCTCGGAAGCGGGGTCACATCGGATGTCCTTCTCTGGCTCTCACGAATCATGCTGATGGATTGCCAAAACGGGCTTTGGGATGCCGGCAGCAAGAAAACGGGAGCAATCGATGGGCTTCTGAGGCTCGTTGAGGATCTCCACAAGCGGATCGATGGTGGCGATGGGAAGGGAGAGGCCGAAGCAATCATGGAAAGATGGATTGCAAGCCTCGAAAAACCACTGAGAAAGGTTGCGTAATATTTTTTTGCTCTGCAATGATTACTGAGTAATCACCGTCTGTTATGGGCGGATATCTAAAAAGGAGGAAATACCAATGAATGATCTGTTCAATGAAGCGTGCTTGATTCAGCTCGAAACGAGTGCGTGGTCTGGCGCAAAGAAGCTTCCGGAATCGGCTCTCACCAAGATCGGGGATTCCATCGATTGGCTCGGAGGGAGGAAATACCTGGTCGATCCAGAGGTTTTGAACCCGCCCAAGGCAATCATCGCCATGGCTCGGAAACTTCTCAATAAACGCTCCCTACCGTTTCCATTGACGGGATTTTCGCTGGTTAGAAAGACCATCATCGATGACATCGAAGCCGAACTCGAAGAGCTGAAAAAGACCTTCGATGAAGCGGTTGATGTGATTGCGATCAACTACGATTTAGCGAAGGACAGGGGACGCGAAGTCTTAGAGCCGATGGGGCTTTACAATGATTTCGACTACCCGAGAGACATCCGGACAAAATACGGTTTTGCGTGGAGATACGTCACGATCAGCACGCCGGATAACATCTCTATCCTATCGAAGGAAGTCTACGACCGGGAAGTCCAAAAAGCCCAGGAAATGATCAAAAACGCACGAGAGCTCGCAATCGAAACGCTTCACCTTGAGCTTCGCGAGCTGACACAACACATGGTCGACCGGCTCGACTACACCGATGACGGCAAAGGAAAAAAGTTCAAGGACAGCCTCGTTTCAAACTTCGATGAGTTCTTCGAGTTCTTCCAGCACAGGAATCTTTTCGATAACGAGCGGCTGAACAGCATCGTTGAAAAGGCGAAAGAGGCCATCAAAGGGGTCACGCCAAACACGCTAAGGGATGTAACGCAGGTGAGAAACGATGTCAGGTCGAAGATGGAGCAGGTGAGAACCATCATCGACCAGAACCTCGAAAGCATCCCGAGAAGGCGAATCAGACTCGACCAGGCGGCTTAATCACGGCAGGAGATAAAGTATGGCCACCATCACGAACAAATTCAAGATCCCCTCTCAGGTGGTTTCAGCAATCCTGAGAGATCCATACAAGAGGGTCGGGAACATTTCGGCGACATCGCTCATTCAATCCCCGCGGATCTTCCAGCTCAGGAAAAGGCACGAGAACGAGATCGAAGAAGACGCATCGGAAAGGATTTGGGCTCTTCTCGGGCAGATCGGCCACAAGATTCTTGAGAGGGCCGATGACACGGGGGCCATCCACGAAGAGAGGATAAGTGCCATGGTGTCGGGGTGGGAACTTTCCGGTCAGTCGGATTGCTACGTCACCCACGAAACGGAATACGCAAAGAACGGTGATGCCACATTCAAGGAAATCAAGCCAACGATCAGGGACTACAAGTTCATCAAGGTCGTCGCCGGGAAATTCGACCATCCTGAATGGGAACAGCAGTTGAACATCCTGGCCTATCTTTGGAGGACCCAGGGCTTTGCTGTCGAGCGCCTCGAAATAGTCGCAATCTTCCGCGATTGGGGACTTTTCCAGTACGAAAAGCAGACGAGGGAAAACCCATATCCGCCGCCGGTTAAGGTCTACAAGCAATCGCTTTGGTCGCAGGGTGAGGCTGAAATGTTCGTCAAGGCCAGGGTGAAGGCTCACCAGATGGCCGGCAAGCTTCCCGATGATCTTCTCCCTTTCTGCACTCCGGAGGAACAATGGCGCCGGGACCCAAAGTGGGCCGTCATGAGCAACCGGGTGACAAGAGCGAAAAAGCTATGCAACTCGAATGCTGAGGCCGAAAAGTTCATAAAAGACAACCATCAAAAGATCACGGGGCTATTCATCGAGTACCGGCCGGGTGTCGCTGTCAGGTGTGAATCCTACTGCGATGTGAGGAAATGGTGCAACCAGTTCGAGATGGAAACCAGAAACAAAGCAAGAGAGGAGGCCGTATGAGCAAGGAAGGAAAAGCCGAGAAGAAGCTATTTGCAAAGCTCGCATCGGTAATGGAAGAGGTCACAAATGTTCCAAAGAATGGCTACAACCAACACTTCAAGTATTCCTACATCACGGAAGCCGATCTTTCGGATGCAATAAGGCCGCTTCTCGCCAAACAGGGAGTCGGGCTACTCTTCGAAGTCGTGGACGTCAAACAACTCGAAAATAACATTTGCCAGGTCCAGGTATGCATCACTCTGAGCGATGATGAAACGGAGAAGAAGGTCACTGTCTTCGGTCATGGTCAGGACAAGGGAGACAAGGGCATCTACAAGGCCATGACGGGTGCAGTGAAATACTGGCTCTACAAGACGTTCCTCATTTCAACGAACGATGATCCGGAACAAGATGAGATGGGATCTGGAAAATCGAAGGATGATAAGCCGGCAGCGGGGCAGGCAACCCAGACAAACGAGGATGAAGCCAACGCCAGAGATTGGAAGCTCTGGCAGGATCACCTGGCGAAGATGAACGATCTTCAGGATGAGGCATCGTTCAACGCCTACGTCGACCAGAATCGAGACGCAATCCAGGCGAACAGGTACAGGGCCTACGCTGCAAAATACATCAATGAGCGGCGAAGCACATTTGGACAGGCCGCTTAGTGATCAACTGATGAAACAAGCGGAAGCTCATCGGATTCACTTCTTTGGGCTTTCGCTTTTTTCACGATCAAATCGACTATTTTCGAGGCTTCTTCTTCTTCGAGATTCCATATCAGACCAATCAACTCCTGGTTTGGAGTCATTCTCATTTCGCGATTCTCCGCTCCCGTCGCAAGCCAAAGATAGTCGATGCCGAAGGTATGACAGATGGATCGCAGATATGGAGCACTGACATGATGCTTGGCCCCACTTTCAATCCTGGCGATGTAGCTCTGAGAAATGCCAACGGCCTGCGCGAAATCTCTTTGTGTCAATTCGATAGACATTCTTACTTTCTGAATGCGTTCCCCTATTTTAGGACCGCAGTCTACGTCACTTTTGACATGATTGTCAACTTTCTCATTAGTCGAGGTAATAGAAATCATAGGAATCCTCCAATAGTCTCGCAAAAAAAAAAAAAACAGATACTTACGCACCAAAGATTTTACGCTGGACAAGGAATGGTTGAGCTTGTATAAGCTTGATTACCCAGTAATCAAAAGCATTCTCAACCGCACAAGAAAACATCTTAGATGCATCAGGTGCGACGTGATGAGCATATCATGTACTGGAAAATTGATCCACTCATTTGGAAAACACGCACTTTGTCTTGGAAAGCCAGGTATTTGCTTGTTTATCTCTCAACGAGTCCACACGCAAACATGATAGGTCTTTACTACTTGCCAACAATTCTCATCGAGCACGAAACCGGGTTGTCGCAGGAAGATATCAAATTGTCAATACATGAACTCTCAGCAACGGGAATCATCTCGTATGACAGCACAGCAGAACAAATCTACGTGAAACCAACGGTACTCGATCAGGTCGGCATCAATCTCGACCCGAACGACAAACGGATCACGCTCATCCAGCGTTTATACAACCAGGCTATCGCATCACCCACAACCGAGCGTTTCTTTGAAGATCATGGAGCACGATACCACCTGGTTCGCCGCAACGACCCCACACGCAAACAGCAAGAAATCGGGAAGAAAGTCCCTGAGAAGTCACTTCCAGTTCAGACGAAGATGCATCCTACAGCAACGATTCCTGAATGTAAAGATTCATCGGTCGATAAGAAAAATCAGAAAATAGACGAAAACAGTGAAATCAGGAGACTTCTAAAGCGGTACGACGACTCTCAGGAATCAAGAATTGAGATCCTTTTCAGCAAAATCGCAATGACCAGGAAATCGATGAAAATGGCTCCATCCGTGATCCTTTCAATTCTCAAGCAGTTCGACAAGGTCGAGATCGCAAGGGTCATGTACGCAACGGAGCTTTACCTGTCGAAGCAATACTACCTGGAGGGGAGGGGAGAAAGATACCTGCTCGGGATCATGCATCGAGCGACCGCGGCAGAAATCAACAAACCAAGAATCGTCCCGAAAGTTAATGGAGCACAGGAAACGCCGACGACGACAAACAACGTTGGAGTCCTGAAAAGGTGGATCGACAATGGAGAATAAATGGACCCAGGAAGAAAGACAGATGGTCGCAATGGAGTTTCTCGCCCTCTGCGAAGTCTGGAACAAGCAGATATCGGATCATCTGACCTCAATTTACATGAGAGCCCTTCAAAGCCTTCCTGCGCTAGATGCCGCAAAATCGATCAACAAAGCCATTTTTAGCTGCAAATGGTTCCCGAAGCCGGCTGAACTTCTCGCCTTCGCCAACGGGAGCCTTGAAGAGCAGGCCATCAAAGCCTGGAACATCTTGTGTGAAACTGTGTCAAAAGTAGGCAAATACGACAGTGTATTCTTCGAGGACACGCGCATAAGCCAAATGATCGATTTTTTCGGAGGCTGGATAACGATCTGTAACTGGACGAAGCGCGACCTTGAATTCAAACGCGACGATTTCATCAAGGGTTACGTCGCAATTCACCAACCACAAGCCCCTTCAAAGCATCCGGGGATTCTCGAAATCGAAAACGGACACGATCAACGTTACAAGAGCTTGTTGGAACCTCCGGTCTTCGTGGCACTCGATGGGAACTCACAGCAAATCCTGCTGCCTGGTCACAGCCGGCCGATGCTTCCGGACATCGAGGAAAGCAATGAAGATGATGGTGATCTGGTTCCCGTGTCCGAACTCATGAAATCCTTGGCTGAGATGGTGGGGCGAAAAAGTTCAGAGGAGAGAAAATGACAGAAGATGGGTTTGTTTTGGACGGCAAAAGCACAAGCGAAATCATCGCCTTCGTGAATGACTCGACCAATCTGAGCGAAATTCTCTTCAAGGTCCTTGATCGCGTTGAAGAGCTGCAATGCCAGATTGACGACATCATTCACCACATCGCGGATCCAGATGGAATCAGGAGGGGCGAGGAATGGCAGACCAGGGCGCTCACGGCAAAGACTTTCAAGGAACGTGAGATGATGCGCCTCAACCTCGTTGTCGAACTGATCCGGCAGAAGATGATCGAACGAAATCCATCGAAAGAAGTCGACTACGCGCAAGCATTCATAGCTGCCGCCAAAAGACAGCTCAGCCCCCCTGAATACGACAGGATTCACAAGACAGCCCTAAAGACCAGGACCGACAACAAAGACACGAGAAGGAAAGACTTCGGAAGGAGCGCCGGCCAGAAAAAAGAATACGGTGACCGCAGGGGAATTGTCGCTCGATCCTTCAGGCCATCTTTTCTTGGAGCGTGAGACATGCCGACAGACAGAAAAAAGATGACTGCTGAAGAAATAGAACGGGCGAGAAAATACGATATGTGCAGCTACAGACTTAGATCAATCGGAGCCATCTTCAACAGAAATATCGAATACTACGATGGCGCAGGCTGGTACTTCAACGAGCAATTCATTGGAGAAGATGCTGTAGAGGCATGGAACACCCTAATCAAATAAGTGTCCGTCATCGAAGGCTAATCGCAGAAGGAGAGCACATGCAATCGAATGGAGCGATGGAAAGACTCATCAAAAGAGCTATGAGCAAAAGACTTGAGCCGAGGTTCGAGATATTTGTCAGTGGCCCGGTTTCAATGAAAAAAATAACGATATGGGAAGATTCAGTCCTCTGGAATCCAATCGACGGCCTTTTCTACATCGATATCTCACAGAAAGAGATCCCCGATGGCTACATCCAGAAAGTGACCGAAGAAGGCGATCCTCCAATCTGGAAAGACGGGAAAATCTGGTTGAACCACAGACTCGTCTTCGATTCCTTGGAGATCGAATACCACACGATGTTTTTCGAATTTCTTGACGTTTTCCAGAAGGCGATCCTTGGGCGCAACCTTACGGACAAGATGATTTTCGCAGACATTGCCAGAAACATTGAAGACCCGAACATCCTGATCTTCACGAACGTATCGAAATCGCCAGCAAATTGTTACTTCTCACACGAAAGAATAGCCCTCTACAGGGAACACGAAGGGCAACTCTTTGTCTTCCTTTCATCGGAAGAGGCCGTGAGAAAAGAACTCGCAGGGAAGATCGAACTCATCAGCATGATCGATATGGACGGGAAAGAATCGGTATTTGTGAGCGCTGAAGATTACAACGAATTCATCCCGAACGGAATGTTGCCATTAATCGAGCGCGAACTGAAGCTCATGGCGGCGTATTTCAGCTCTGTCTATCCGAGGGAGGCATAAATGGCTCGATTTCCAGATGGTGGGCCGTGGAATATCCTTTCTCGAAAGGCTTTGGATGGAAGTGACAGGATCGATCTCAAAATCATGCGGGAAGACATGAAGACCCAGATAGCTTTCGTCTACCCGAGGAAAGAACGTCGCTTGATGCTGGCAAACGCCAGGCTCATTGCGGCGGCGCCCGATCTCCTGCGTGTCGCAAGGATTGTCGTCCAATATTACGAGGAAGAGGAAGGAATACCCATCGAGGGTCCGATGCTCGACACGCTTTACTCGGCGGCGAAGATGGCCCTAGACAAGGCGATAATGCCAAAAAAGGAAGATAGATGAGCAACTTGATTGTCAAGAACATCGCAGATCTTGGGTTTGGTGTCGTGGATGAAATGTTTGAGGATGCCCATAAAGCTGTCCTCGAAAACATCCTCGATCCGAACACGAGCGCCATGGCAACCAGGGAAATCACGATCAAGATTTCCATGAAACCGGGGAAGGACAGGAAGGGCGCAAGCGTAAAGATCGCATGCACGAAAAAGCTCGCACCGGTCGAGCCCTTCGAAACAACCGTTTGGATCGCAAAGGACAAGGACGAGCTTGTGAGCGTACAGCACGCACCAGATCAGCTCAGCTTGTTCGATGAACCGGAAGACATAGAAACCAAAGTCAGAATCGTGAAAGGAGTGAATGGATGATCAAGGAGGCCATGGAATACATAGAGAAACTATCGGCAGGTAAAATCAGGGAGATCGACGGAAGACAATACAGCACCAAGGATTTGTATCCAGTGAGGATTCCAGATCCAAATGCTATCCAGTGCTCGTCTCTTTCGGCCATCGCTGAATATCTCAACGAAGACATAGACGGCATAAGTGGATACGATCCGGTCATCCACATTCAGACCGAGAATATTGTTTCACTTTATTCGTCGCTCATTCCTCCATGGAACAGACGTTTTCTTTTCATGACGGCCGTAAACACACCGAAAGGGAAGTTCATTCCTGAAAGATGGTACGAACCGCAAGAGCTGATTCCTAGGCTTCAGTCTGAATTCGTTGAAACGCATGAACTCATGCAGCTCATCAAGTTCTTGAGCTCCATTTCATCGGGCGCCGTGACAGAATCGGATGACGATGGGATCACCCAGGTCGTGACGGTGAAAAAAGGAATCCACAAAAAGGACAATGCTCATGTCCAACCGCACTGGTATTTGAATCCGTTCCGAACCTTTATTGAAATCGATCAGCCTGGATCTCGCTATCTTCTCAGGACAAGAGGTGCTGGAGACATGCCTGAAATAGCACTCTTTGAAGCCGATGGAGGTGGATGGAAGCGCGAAGCCATGAAGCTGATAAAGGAATACTTCACAGGACAACTCGACATTGGCGAGGTAACTGTCATAGTCTAGTATCGCAAAAGCCACGAGTGGAGCAATCCGCTCGTGGTATTCCAGAGAAAAAGGAGAACAATGAACGATCAGAGAAAATTCACACCCGTCTTCATCACAGGACGAGATTTGGACGACACCTGGTTCCAGCTCCTTCAAGCACTGCACGATCATGGCAGGCGCTACGAGATCACATCAGGGAGTTATGAGGGATCAACCAGACTGTCCTTTGACTTCGTTGCAGGGGCGATCCAGTACCCGCACTCGCGCCCACTGGCTCCAAGGATTCCGGAAGGCAGTCCACTTCCTCCGCCGACAACCGACGCTGAGATCGAGAAATATTTTGTGGAATACCTGATGAACTCGAATCTTGCTCCGAATGAAGAGTATCGATACTCAACCTGGATTGTGGGAGGAAAGTACGAAGTTCCAGAGCTTTCGGTAATTCCTCAAGGCTGGTGGGAGTCTGGTCCAAGAACTGTGGAAGCTCCAAACCAGATAGAATGGATCATCAAGCACTTCAACGAGAAAGGACTTGGTAACGAGCACTGTTATCTTACGGTCGGCTACCCAGAATCCAATCTAGTCTACGACCAGTCGTACAAGACGGATCAGGAACGTGGGACTTCTCCATGTCTCAGGGGTCTTGATTTCAGGGTGGTCGACGGGATGCTAACAACTCATGTCATCTACCGTTCGTGGGATTTGGTATCAGGTTGGCCGACGAACATGGGTGGATTCACATTGCTAAACGAGTACGTTGCAGGGGAGATTGATTGCGAACCTGGTCCGCTCACGTTTTCGTGCAAGAGCCTTCACGCTTACGAACACGCCTTAGAATTTCTCGAGGCGAGACTTGGGAAAAACATCTAAGAAAGGACAAAAAATATGAATAAACTCGATATCATCAGAAGGTACATGACCACGAAGGAAGCGGCAGAATTCATAGGAGTCTCCCCAACGACACTGAACGCATGGAGGATGAAAAAGACGGGCCCCCCTTACGTGAGAATCGGTGCGTTGGTCAGATACAGGGCCGAAGACATCGACCAATGGGCAAATTCGAGGGTCGAGCTGGTTCAATAGGGTTGGATACGGAGCTCTCAGAGAGGAAAACCAATGGAAGCAAGACATGCAACATCACCGGCATACCTCGAAAGGAAATACCTATCCCCAGAAGAGGTTGCCGAAAAAACAGGCGTTCCACTTTCGACGCTCACCACCTGGAGATGCAGAAAGCAGGGGCCGGCATATTTCAAGTTTGGGCGCCACGTTCGCTATGATGCGGCAGATGTAGAACATTGGCTCTCGAAGAGCCGAGTCCTAACGCACGATTCCCTAAAAGAGCTTCCTCGATAGAAAGGGTAGCATCCCGCTTATGACCTGGGGAGAGTTTGGCATAGCGCATGGTCATTTCAATGGTCTTGTGCCTCATCAGCTCCTTGATCGTCAGAAGCGGGGTGCCCATCAGGGCGAGCCAGCTCCCGAAGGTGTGGCGAAGAGTGTGGAAGGTCGCCTTGTATAGCCTGTCAGTAACACCCTCGTTAAAACCAAGTCTTTCAACTGCATCCTCGAAGCAATCGCTCACAGCAGTCATGTGCCCACCACTACGAGCTTTGAAGACAGGAATCCCAGGAGAGCCGGACGTCAGTACAAGAAACATCTTCTTCACCTTCCCCGTCATGAAGACCTTCTCGCGTTCCCCATTTTTCCCAAGGACGTTGATCACTTCATTTTCAAGATCGATGTCCTGCCATTTCAGCCTGAAAATTTCCCCGGCGCGAAGCCCGGTGTGAAGAGACAGCATTGCGATGTTTCGAGTTTGCGGACAATGTTTTTCCAGCTCAGCCAAAAGCTTTTCGGTTTCATCGGTGGTAAAGAACCGCTGGCGTTCGTTTGAAACCCTTGGCATCTTCACGCCGGCAATCGGATTTTCACCGCTCCACATCCCCCAAACCCTGGCCTTATTGAACATCTGCCGGATCACAACCAGGGCATGCTTGATGGTTGCAGGAGCTTTCCCATCTTCGCTCATCTGTTTTTTGAGCTGCTCAAGAGAGAATGGGCTGATCTCGGATAGCTTCTTGTTCCCAAACCGTTCATCGAGATGAGTCCGGTACATGCTGATGTCATGGCGGCCGGCTTCAGCCTTTTCGGCTTTCACCCATTCTTCGTACTTCTTCCAGACCGATGAAAGGAAAGGATCTTTCTTGTCGTCCGGAAGAGCTTCACCATGCCGAATCGCCCGAATGCGATCGGCTCGGATCTGGCTTGCGGCCGCAGCGGAGTACCCTTCAGAGAGCCACCCGATTTTCTCCCACTTAGTTCCCTTTTTGCCTGGGATCGTATAGTTGATGTAAAAGCACTGGTCGGGCTTTCCTCGAAATCGGTTCTTCTCGGATTCTCTGAAATAGACGCCTGTGAACTTCTTGAGGCTTGTCATACCGGACGGCATGGTCGGGCTCCTCTCGATTCGATGGTTGCTGATTACCAGGTAAACGAGCGCACCCTACCAGAGAAAAAAAACGGAGTCCATTCCTTCGTGTCTGGAACGGAAAAAACACGGAACCACACTTTTCCACGGAAATAGCACGGAAAAAGAAAAGGGCCTGCGCGAACAGGCCCTCTAAGTTGTTGATTTTATGGAGCTGGCGATGGGAGTCGAACCCGCAACCTGCTGATTACAAATGCGCGTCAAGGTGTATAGCAGGGATTGAGGCGCCCGTCAACCCGCATTCTGCCTTGCAAAAAATCCCGCCGAAAATTGCCTGAAGTGCCCAAATTGCGATTTTCCACGGAAATAGCACGGAAAAAATGTTCACCGTATACACACCAAACACTTAGTCTCTCATCAGGCCGATTCTGAGCTTCACTCCGCTCGCCGTGTAGGTACCTGTGCCCTTCGAGATCGCCGCAACGAAAATACTGGTCGATGCAGCAGCGGCTTGAAGCATGAGCCGGATGTTCTTGAGGCACGCGATTTTCACACCGCCGAGATCCTGATAATCTCCCGAGGCAACGCTTACTGTACCGAGGATCTTGAGGGCATTGGCATCGCTGATGGAAACGGCCGCATTCTTCGTTCCGAGAGCAACATTGGTTTGAAGAAAGACAAGCGTCATGGCGGCGCCCTGGTCATCGTCATCCTGAACCAGGACGCTTTCGAGGATGGAACAAGCTCCTTCATCGCGAACGGCATCTTCGATTTCAGCCGTGTCCGATAGCACATCACCGTCAGCATAAATTTCGGTATCGAGAGCCAGGGTGATCGCCGCACAAATTCCAGCTGGGCCGGAAGTAATGACGGGATCTGAGAAGGTGACAGGAATTGGATTGGAATCGCTCAAGGGAAGACTGTCTTGGACAATGGTTACGGGTTGCTTCATCTTTGAGTTCCTTTCTTGAATAGGTAAGGTGTCATAAAAACAACCAAAAAACATTTACCAGTTCTCCACACGCTCAAACATCGAATCGATCATCGTCATGGTAGCCTCGTCAGAGCATCGAATTTCGACTATGGCTGGGTCAGTATCCCGAACCACCACGAATCCATCCAGCTCTGCGTGAGCCAAATAAATTCCTCCGTCCTCAGGTGGGTCCATTGGTGGGATGGGAAGGGTGCCGTCAGGGGTGCGTGGGACTATGTAAATCGCACTTCCTCCGTTATTAGTCGTCAGTTGATAGAATACTGCTCGATACCCATGATAATCATTTTGGAATGATTTCAATCTTTGGAATCGGGTGTGAATCACCTCGAAGAACGACTGTGACATCGATGACGCACCGGTGCTTTTCGAGGGCCGCCCTGATTTCATCCCAACACGAAGATGCTCTTGCCTGAGAATCTTGGTTGATGATCTCCATGGCTTCTTCTGTCGAAATTTGTTTCGTTTCTTCCATTCATAGATCCTTTCTTAAATGGCCAAAAGTTGGTCAAGAGGGGTTGCAACGATCCAATCACGGAAAGTCATCCAGGTGTCGTCATTGATGAGTCCGGCCGCAGCGGCCCCGTGCTGGTAAATGGGGCAGATGATTGCCGCCATGTGAGATGATGCTTCATTCTGAGAAAAATAATCAAGAATGTCTTCCATATCGCATGCCGGGTTGTCCTTGATGAATGCGATTGTAAGCGGCTTCACTTCATTCTTCAAGGCAATCAATGCCCTGTCCGTACCACTCACAAGTTTTACTTCCTCTGGAAACATGGGGGGATCAACCGGCATGGGTATATCCTTACCAATCATGCTGAGAATGGGGGCGTGCTGTTCCATCAGCATGGCTCGCTTTTCAGTCCTCTGTTTAAGCCAAAGACTGAGTTCTTCAGGTGTCGGAAGGGATTCAACCGACCGAATAAGGGTATCGGGCCAAGTGTTTATGACAGCGCCTTCCGCATCGGTCTGCTCAATCACTGCCTGGATAATGACATCGCCAACCGAGTTGTTTGTCATGATATTAGTGACTCTTGCATTCCATCCCATGCTAATTCCTTTCTAAGAAAGAAGGTTCATGTTTTGAAGCCTCGTTTCTAATTCGCCAATCCGTGTTCTCAGATTTCTTAACACTGCTGCCTCTGCAGAGCCCCATGTGTTATCAACCGTTCCAGAATCGACAGTGGTCAAAGCATTGGATTTGTAAAGCTTGATAATCGTGCTGTCGCTGCATCTGAAATGTGGGACAATGACGGTAGTGCTGTTTAGCGTTACATCATCCGCGTATGCACACATGGAATTTGATACGGCATCAGGAACAGATCCATTTTTTAAGATGACCGAGTTTGTTCCAGTTGATGGCTCTGAAATATCACCGAGAATGAGATTCTTTGTGGCACGGATGGTTCCAACAGCATCTAAAATGTATGTTGGTGAAGTAGTCCCTATACCTACGTTGCCTCCACTAGGATTAAGAGACAATGGCTTGTAAGAAATACCTTGGTCAAGGCTTTGTATCTTTGCCACATCATTATTAAAATCATATCCTAACAAGAATTGTCTTCCAGCTATTGCTGATGCAATATTACCAAGTGCTAATTGACAATCGCCACTTGTTGCATAAATAGATAGTTTGTAAGGAGGCGTTGCAGTTCCTATACCTACGTTGCCATTAGGAAATACAGTTGGACTGCCACCAATAACAAACATTGCAACAGCATTACCAGCATCATTAGAACTCTGCAAACCTATACCACTGTAGCCAGCCCCATGATTAGATCCAGGAAATATTCTTAGATTAGAATTAGTATCAGTATTGATATGTACCTTGGTTTGAGGAGACGCAACGCCTATTCCAACATTGCCACCAGTTAAACTGAGTGAATTAGTAAAGGATATATCAGTAACGCTTGTCGCATTTGAAGACACAGACGCTTTAATGTATCCACCAGCTGTATTGCTTATTTTCAGGGATGCTGCTCCTGTCCCATTTTGGATTTCTACCTTTTCTCCAGGTGAAGTTGTTCCTATGCCTACATTGCCGCTCTGAAACACATGCTTAGTCATACTGCTATTACCATAAGCACAAGTGTTGCTTCCAAAGCCAGTTGTATTATACCCTATTACTACTTCATTAGTATCACCATCTGCTAAAGCTTTAGTAGATGCGCCTAAGTATAGTGATGTATTAGAGGTTTGGTTAGGAGATGAGCCATTTGCTATGTAAATACCAGATTGAAATCCTAATGCTGAATTACTATATCCAGTAGTATTATAAAAAAGTGAATCAACCCCTACTGCTGAATTGTAATATCCAGTAGTATTAGAGTAAAGTGATTGAACACCTAATGCTGAATTACTAATTCCAGTAGTATTATAAAAAAGAGATCGAAATCCTACTGCTGAATTGTAATATCCAGTAGCATTAAAGTAAAGAGATTGATAACCTATTGCTGAATTTTGATACCCAGTAGTATTAGAGTAAAGTGATTGAAATCCTACTGCTGAATTATTAACTCCAGTAGTATTAGAGTAAAGTGCACTAACCCCTACTGCTGAATTTTGATAACCTTCAGTATTAGAGTAAAGTGATTGAAATCCTAATGCTGAATTGTAATGTCCAACAGTATTAACGTAAAGTGATTGAACTCCTACTCCAGTATTATATGAACTATGGTAGCTTGCAGTTGCAGTAGAACCCATAGTCAAATTACCAGAATCAATACCTATAAACGTATTACTTCCAGTAGTTATTACAGTTCCGTTATTTCCATAGTTGAAATTATGAATAAACCTAGATCCATCTTTGGTAATTATGCCATACTGAGAGGCATAGAGTGTATTGTCTATGTCAATATTACCAGAAGCTATATCCAGTTTAGCTGATGGTGAAGTAGTACCTATGCCTACTGAATTAGCAGTAATAGCAATAGAACTACTACCACTAATAGACTTCAAAGCAATAGATGCCTCAACGCTGGATTCTCCAATGGCTTTCAGGTTAACATAGCCACCAGTTGAGCCAGTGCTTGAAACTTCTATCGTGTCGTATTTTCCACCGGTCAATGAAATAGTTTTTTTGTAAGTATTGTAACTAGGATAGACAGTTTCCGTAACTGCAATCTGACCAATAGCAGTTCCATTCGCCAAATCCCAATTAAATGCGCTCTTGCGGATATTACCACTGGAAGGAACACCTGGATAAGTTGCTGATGGGACTACAAGTGTTATACCTGTATCATCAAGTATGACCTTCCCTGTTCCGGCATAAGCCTTTCCATCGGACGCATTTATATAGAATCGTTTAGTATTCGCATCATACATTCCTTGAATGGCTGTCGGTTTGATCTCAACTCTTGGATAAGATGCCGATGAATAGAAAGCTCCGTTGTTGATGAGCGTGACGCCAGAGGCAAGAGTGTCGCCAAGAAGGCCCTGTGCTCCTTGGGGTCCAGTTGGTCCTGTAGCACCTGTTGCTCCTGGTTCACCTATCTGTGAAATATTCCAACTCGCATATGTTCCAGATCCACCTGTTGCAAGCACATTAATAATAAGTGTTGTATTGCTGTAACTTGTTACATATCCCTCCATATAATTGGAAGCACTTGCAGATGCACTTATCCGAGCCCTTAAATTCGTTACATAAGCCAAACCTGCTTGTGTGGTAAGTGTTTTTTCTCCAGTTCCTATAGTAAGAGACGTTGTGGATGTACTGCTATATCCAGCACCCTGTGAACCTGCCGGACCCTGTGACCCTGTTGCACCTGTTGCACCAGTTGCTCCTGTATTTCCAGGAGGACCTTGAGCACCAGGTGAACCTGTTGGACCAGTTGCACCAACGGCTCCTTGCGCGCCTGGTGAACCAGGAGAACCTTGCGCACCTGGTGAGCCCGTTGCACCCTGATCTCCCTGAGCTCCGGTTGCACCCTTTTCCCCTGTAGCACCAGGATTCCCTTGAGCGCCAGCTGGTCCAGTTGCCCCAGTTGCACCAGTTGGGCCTGTAGCACCTGTTGGACCTGTAGCACCCCTATCACCTTGAGCACCAGCTGGTCCAGTTGCCCCAATAGAACCAGTTGGTCCTGTAGCACCTGTTGGTCCAGTAGCACCCCTATCACCTTGGGCACCAGCTGGTCCAGTTGCACCAATAGGACCAGTTGGTCCTGTAGCACCTGTTGGTCCAGTAGCACCCGTTGCACCCTGATCTCCCTGAGCACCGGTTGCACCTTGTGAACCTACCGCTCCGGTCGCACCCTGGGAACCCTGAGCACCCTGATGTCCCTGCGGTCCGGTATTCCCTGGATTACCTTGAACACCCTGAGAACCCTGAACTCCAGGTTCACCAATTTGCACAATGCTCCATGAACCGTAAGTGCCACCGCCACTTGTTGAAGTGCAGTTTATAACAAGACTAGTGCTACTATAAGATGTTACAAGACCTTCCATCCAAGATGCAGAGTTGTAAAGAGCCCTGGCACGTTGACCTGCGACAAATGCAAGTCCTGTTTGCGTCGTAAATGTTTTGGAACCTGTGCCTATGGCAAGAGAAGTTGAACTCGTTCCGTTATAACCAGCACCTTGTGAACCGATTGCTCCTTGATTGCCCTGTGTTCCAACTGAACCTTGAGCACCGACATTTCCTTGATTTCCTTGAGCCCCCGTTGCACCCTGGGCACCAGGCGCACCTTGATTTCCTTGTGAACCGGTTGGACCTTGTGAACCCGTTGAACCGGTTACACCCTGGGAACCTTGAGCGCCTGTTGAACCTTGCGTGCCAGTTGTTCCCTGATTGCCTTGAGAACCTTGTGCTCCCTGGACTCCAGGCTCACCAATTTGCACAACGCTCCATGAACCGTAAGTACCACTTCCAAGAGTCGAAGTACAGTTCATTACAAGAGTTGTACTGCTATAAGACGTTACAGTGCCTTCCATCCAGTTTGTTGAATTATAAAAAGCCCTGGCACGTTGACCTGTTACGAATGCAAGACCGGATTGGACGGTAAAAGTCTTAGATCCTGTGCCTATGGCAAGAGACGTTGAGCTTGTCCCGTTATAACCAGCACCCTGTGAACCAGTTGACCCCTGTGAACCTTGAGAGCCTGTTGACCCTTGGGCACCGGTTGGACCTTGCGACCCTTGCGCTCCAGTTGAGCCTTGAGAACCTGTCAATCCTTGATTGCCTTGTGCGCCTGTTGGTCCCTGGGAACCTGTTGCCCCGGTTACACCTTGCGACCCTTGAACTCCGGTTGCTCCCTGAGCACCCGTTGCACCTTGGTTTCCTTGTGACCCTGTGGTCCCCTGGGAACCAACAAGACCTTGTTGACCTTGCGCTCCTGTTGCACCCTGGGCACCGGCAGGACCAAAACCGACATTCTTTAGACCACCTGAGTCATTTTTATATATACACGAATCGAAATAGAGCGCTGCACCTTGAGCCCTTGCTGTCGTCTTTAGAAGGGTGGCATTTTGGTAGTATTTTACGTTCACGCCGTCATAAACAACCGTGAATGAGTCATTGGTTGAATAACTACCGGCAACATATGTCAAAGTCCCGCTTTCAGAGACATTGACCGTATTGATAGCTGTAAGATAAATGCCGTAGTCAATGGAATTGAAATCGGCGGCAGTGGATGGGTCAGAGTTAAGGCCAAAAAACAATCCGACATTTGTTGCTATAGGAGAAGCAACGGCAAAGGCACCCTGAACATAACCTTGTACTGAATATACTTGACCATCCCACGCATCATTCCCACCAGTTTTTGTAAATGTCGAATTATTTGTTGTTACAACACCACCTGACATAACGGGTGTCCAAACCATCGTTCCAGCAGACCCGACTGAGCCGGTTACCCCCTGGGAACCCGTCAATCCCTGATATCCCTGCCGACCTTGTGTGCCCTGACTACCTTGAAAACCTTGTGTACCTTGAGAACCTGTTGCACCCTGAGTCCCTGTTGCACCCTGAGCCCCTGTTGATCCTTGAGCGCCGGTTGTACCTTGAGCGCCAACACTTCCTTGAACACCTGTTGCACCCTGAAAACCTTGTGTTCCTTGAACCCCAACATTACCCTGTGCTCCGGCTGCACCCGTTACACCCTGAGCACCTTGTGATCCAGTTGCTCCAGGAGAACCCGTTATACCTTGTGGTCCTTGAACACCGGTTGATCCTTGAACACCAATTGCTCCAGTATTTCCAGTTGCACCCGTTGCTCCCTGTGGACCGGTTGCACCGATTGAACCTTGAAGACCTTGAGCTCCTGTCGAACCTTGAGCGCCTGTCAAACCTTGTGTGCCCTGACTACCTTGAAAACCTTGATTTCCTTGATTTCCTTGAGCCCCCTGGGCTCCAATTGCACCCGTTACACCTTGATTCCCTTGAGCCCCCTGAGCTCCAGGTGTTCCAGTTATTCCCTGTGGCCCCTGTGTTCCGATTGAACCCTGAGAACCTGTTGCTCCAGTATTTCCAGTTGTGCCAGTTGATCCTTGTGCTCCAGTTGCGCCCACAGAGCCTTGAACTCCCTGGGCTCCAGTTGGACCTTGAGCCCCCGTTGCACCTTGAGCACCAGTTGAACCAGTAGAACCCTGAGCCCCCGTTACACCTTGAGAACCGGTTGCGCCTACTGCTCCCTGAAAACCCTGCGGGCCATTTGCGCCTGTTGGACCGGTTGCACCGACTGAACCTTGAGAACCGGTTGCGCCTACTGCTCCCTGAAAACCCTGCGGGCCATTTGCGCCTGTTGGACCGGTTGCACCGACTGAACCTTGAGAACCGGTTGCGCCAGGAGGACCTTGAGCACCCGGTGAACCTGTTGGACCAGTAACGCCTTGATGTCCTTGTGCTCCAGTTGGACCAGTTGGGCCAGCGTCTCCTTGTGCTCCAATTACACCAACGTGTCCTTGATATCCCTGTGGTCCTATTGCTCCTGGCTCACCTTGTGCTCCTGTAGGTCCAGCTTCACCCCTGGCACCAGTTGCACCAGTTTGACCCATGGCACCATCTGAGCCAGGAGAACCTTGTGGCCCGGTTAATCCTTGAGGCCCAATCGCTCCCTGATTCCCAATCTCATACCAACCGGAATTGTCCTCATTGCGAATCTTCAATACAGCCATGACATTATCACTTTCTGTATCTGAACGATTAAATCAGGCACTCACCGACCGGCCTTCTGTCATATGGAGGCTTTAGAGCGATCAAGTCGGCCCTCGTCACAAGAACATTGTGATCCTGATGGAATGAGTCTGGGTAGTAATCGGTAACCCTTGAAGCCTGGAACTTCCCCATAAAACCAGGGATGAAACCGGCATAATTCTTTCGAGTATAGTACCAGAAGGAATTCGCATTCCAAAAGCTCACATGAGTAGGGTCTTGGAACGCCCCGCGCCCGTCCGTGCTCGGCACATCGATGAAGAAGAATCCGCCAGGTGCAAGAACTCTGAAAGCCTCATTCATTGAATGGATCGGATCTTTCAGGTGTTCAAGAACATGACTCGCTCGCAAGACACCAACGGAACTTTCCTCAAGAGGCCAAATTCCATTGAGATCGGCTTCGATATCGGCCCCGAAGAGGTCTATTGATTCGTATCCTTCAGGTTTTGCGAGACGCCCACCAAGATCGATCATCTTGAGAGAATTATCCATCGCCCATCTTTCAGCCATGGCGACGAGATAGCGCATATAGCATCCCCTAGTGGCTTCCTGAACTTCAGCGTTGTTCGTAAAACAGGAATTTTCTCCATGGACACGATAAAGATAGAGGCATGAATTGAGATGCTTCATTCCGGCCGCACCACCATGAAGGTAAGTCCGGCAGAGAAGGTCGTGATCGTCTCCCGTCACCATCGTTTCATCATGGCCACCGATGGCCCAATAGTCTTTCGCTCTCCAGGCTCGAAGATGATCGGGCGCCCAAAAAATGTAACGAAGCATATGGGGGCTTGGCTCCCAGGAAATCATCTCGTTCAAGACATGCCCGTTGTAAGCGAAAGGCATACTCTTCCATCCATAATATTCGCTGTAGCATCTAGGTTCCCAGGTCCCGCTTTGGAATTCAGCATCATTTGAGTAGACGAAGCATACTCTCGGATCGAGAAAAGCCTTTTCAACTTTTTCGAGTGCTGTCGACATGAGAAGGTCATCGGCATCGAGTTCGAGTAGAATATCCCCATTTGCCTTGGAACAACATTCTCTTTTCAGCCTGCCAATGCGGTTGTGCGTCGTCCCTTCATCGTTTTCTATTTCGAAGATTTTCACCCTTGGATCGGATGCGATATCAATCGGTACGATACCACCGTTGTTGATCCCCACAACCCATTCCCAATCGTAATGCATCTGATAGCACAAACTTTCGTAAGTTTCTCTTATGTAAGGATTCCCTTTATAGTGGTGGGGCGTAAAAACTGAGATCATGAAAACTCCTCTAATCAGATGAAGGATCGAGCCAGATCATCCCTGCAAATGGGCTTGAAGGCTCAGTTTGACTGATACGGTTGATACCAAGATCGTAGGGCTTAATCGGCTTGTTGGTACTTGCCACGACACCATTCCAGGCGAGCTGAAAATTCCCACCTGTCGTTCTCATGAGGCTCAGAGTCACATCGACATCGCTGAGGGCCGTGTTGATGTAGAAAGAAGATCCTACGATCCCACTGGTTCCCGTTTCGTTTGAAAACGCGATTTCCGCGATATCCGATGGAGTCCCGTCGCCGGCATCGTCACATGGAACAACTTGGATGTAGCAGGTAGCTGGAGAAGAAAGGCTAAGAGGAATGAATTTGTTTTTTGCATTCGCTGCGAGCGTTGCAACAAGCGTTTCAGGGGGGCTAACGACATCGCAATAGACTTTGTAGGAGACGACATCCTCATCGTCCACAGGAGAATCAGCTATGTTCAAATTGATTCCGACACCATTGCTCGACACCGAAGGCTCGTACTCAGCCATGTTCGGAACAAGTTTTGATACCGTGATCTCGTCAGCCTCGCCGACCCTGCCGTCGATATCCCTTGCAGCGACTTCGATTTTAAAAGAGCGGGGTGCCGTCCCGAAATCATTCTTGATCTGAGAAATCGTGTATCGCCAATTCTCATCGATTACATAGACGGTTCGCTTCAATTCGTCTGAGGTGCTTTTCACCTTGATGCGATAGTTCTTGAACCGTGAGTGAGGGAAGTAATCGGAATCCACGA